TTTGTGGAACAACCAACCGTTTATTCTGATGTTTTTGTTGAAAGAGGTAAACAAGGTGTGATGGAAGTGAACCTAAGATTAGGTGAAGTTGACAATATGGGAGAACTAAGTGTGTATAGTGGAGGGTATTTTAAAGTGAAAAAACAATAAAAATTATATTTATAAATAAAAAGATATGGCAGTAGGAAGTTATGGTATAGTAAGACCCGCAGATGTATCACCAGAAGATGTTGAGATTTTATATCATTATACTTCTGGTAGAACAACCACGGCACCAATTACCTTGACAAGATTGAATGCTGAGGACGTTTTAACACCAGTATACCACAATGCAAATACTGTTGATGATTCTAATGTCCAAGGAAATGAAATCTTGGGAGGTTTGTACAATTTAAAGTTAACAGCTGAGAAATTCTCAGAACTTGGTGTTTACACATTACATCTTAGACCAAAACAAATTAGAACCTCAATCACAGATTGTGGAGTCTTAGCATCATTACCATCTGTTAGGGGTTTAGTTATCGATTTAAATAACGTACCTGCGGCATATAGAAATAGATTTACACCACAAGGTTTAGTTGGTTATAGAATTGAATATATTAACACAAATAGTTTCCAAAAAATACCAAACTTTTACAGAGTTGTTACATCCTCATTTTATTGTCAACCAATAGTATCAAATTTATCCAATTCAACAGATAAAGCAATACGTTACCAATATACTGACCAAACATCAAATTTGGTGTTTTTAACAATAACACCTTCATCATCACCATCGAGTAGACCGAATGTGGTTCCATTTATTGGACAACCTGGACAAAATATTATTCTAACAAATACATTTTTTAATCCAACCACACTTGAAATAGAAATGGTAGAACATGATGCAAGTACATTGGCTCACGCTCTATACGGTAATCAAACTAAGGCGATTACTCCAGGCATCTACACTATCTATGACAACAATAACAATAACGCAATATACAAACAATTTAACTTGTATGAAGTTAAAGACCAATTCAATGAAACGATGTATGAGGTTAGAGAAGAGAGAGAAATCATTGATGAAAGTTTAGACTTTGACAACATTACCGAATAATGGCAAAATTTACAAAGGTACCAAGCCAAGCGGCGAATGGATTACAAACGTTTAGTGATAGTTTAGTCGGTGTACAAATTACCGACGGTAGCAGTCAATTAACCAATACCAACTTTGCGTTAGATAAAATTATCCCACAAAGAGATAGTAAAAATTTTAAAACGTCACCATTTTCGGATTTCTTAACGTTAGATTCATTAAAAGAAGAGACAACTGCTGTAACTACACAAGACGGTGTTGCGGAGAAAAAAGAAAGTATTAAATTCAAAGGTAGTACTGACGATGCGGGTAAATCTTTATTCGGTTCATTAAAACAAAGATTAAACGTATCAATTTCAAGAATTGTAAAAAAGTTTCCGGCAGCTCTTTATGTTGATGGTACAATACCTGTTAGAATTTCAGATTATACTGCACAGAACATCACATACGATACAATATCAAAAACAACACAGTTTGAGATAGAAAAATCAAGTTTATATAATCCATTTGATATTGTTATTAACGAACCACAAAGTTTAACAATTAGTGAGACAAGTAACAATTTTAGAAATTTTTATTCCACATATAAAAAATACGTTGTAGATTATAGTGGAACAACTTATGATATATTATCATATTCCGAACCAACAAGTACCACAAATATTACTTTAAAGGTTTCAGGTAATCCATTTAGTGGAGTTACAGGAACTACAAATAGTTTTTTAATTAGACCCAATAATGGGGTAACTGAAGAGTTCTTTAATAATTTAGATGACTTAGAAGAACTTTTACTTAATAGAGAAACCAATCCAAAATACGAGGCAAGTTTTAAAGTACCAAGAGATAGTTCTGATGGAGGAACAACAGATATTATTACTGTTGAAGTTAATTGGCCGTTAGCGTTAGATGGATGGAACTTACAAACTGTAGGTTTAGATTTTGATGATTACATTTCAAAATTAAGTGATTTAGCTGACGAGATAGATGATTATAAATCTAACTTAGTTGTTAGATTTTTAGCTGCACCACAGTTATTTGAATTCGACACAAATGACAAAAAGGGAGAAACAATATTTCAATTATATGGACAAAGTTTTGATAGGGTAAAAAAATATATTGATAACATTGCTAACATGAGAAATGTTACATATGATGGTATTAATAATGTTCCCGATTTATTATTAAAGAATTTATCAGATAATTTAGGGTTAGATTCACATAATTTATTTAACGAACAAAATATAGAAGATACTTTATACACAAGACAAAATAGTGTATATGGAGGACAATCAATTGGTAAAAACTTAATTGAATCTGAACATGAATTTTATAGAAGATTATTAGTTAATCTTTCACACATTTATAAATCAAAAGGTACAAGGAACTCAATAGAATTCTTTTTAAGATTTTTAGGAGCACCTGAACCAATGATTAAAATAAACGAGTACGTTTATAAAGTAAAATCTAAATTAAATGATAACGTACAAAGTGACGTTTATAATTTAATACAAGGTACAAAAACCGAATATGTTATTACTGGTTATACAGGTAGTGAGTTTAATGGAGGTACAATAACAGGTACAACTAATTTAACTAGAGATGAATATCCGGTTGATACCGATGGACTACCTAGAAAAATAACAAATGTAAAAGATGATATTTTTTTCCAAAAGGGTTCAGGTTGGTATGATTTAACATTAAGTCATAGGTCTTCAGATGTTTTAGACGAAAGTACATCTAGCGGTACAACTATCAATGGAGTTTTCCAATTAACAGGAAGAACTAAAACTATAAAAACTAAATCTAAAGATTATACATACGGTGAGGATTATTTTAATTATTTTAGAATATTACCTGGATTAGAATATGGTTTTGAATTAGAACCTAAAATAGACAATTTAAAAATAAGTGTTAGTGATGACGAATACGATTCTAAATTAATTCTTAATAGAAAGAACATTGGTGTTTATTTATCTTCCGCGCAATGCATCGAATATGACATTTATAGACAATCAAGAAATTTAGAAATTTCAATCGGGGGAATTACACCACAATATACGTCAGGTGTAACATTCGAAGAATTTACTAAAGAAGTTTTAAATGGTTTTATTTCTACAAGTGAATCAAAATATAATAAATCATACTTTACATTAGAACAGGTTTATAATGAATATGTAAAGAATACAAATTTTGTTCCTTTTAATGACGTTGATTTAAATGAGTTCATAACTAAGATGAGTCCTAATTGGATGAAAATTATTGAACAGTTTATTCCTGCAACAACTTTATGGACAGGTGGTAATTTAACTGAAAATAATTTATTTAATAGGTCAAAACACACATATCTTAGACCAAGATATGCAATACCTAATGACAATTCAAGAGACGGTTTAGATTATCAGTGTGATGATATAATGCCGTTAACACCTACACCAACCCCAACACAAACCAAAACTCAAACACCAACACCAACACCAACTAAAACACAAACACCAACACCAACACAAACTGTCACACCAACACAAACAGCAACACCTACACCTACACCAACCCTAACGATTACACCAACGGAAACACCAGCAGCCACACAGACTCAAACTCCGGCAGCCACACAGACCCAAACACCTACATCGACACCTGCAGCCACACAGACCCAAACGCCAACTTCCACACCACCGGTTAGTGGTTATAGTTTACAAATATATGTTAGAGATATAGATGCAACACCATCTACATTAACATTATTCTATAGTAAAAATGGTGGAGGTTCTATAAATGTGCCAGGTGCCACGGCAACAACATTATCAGGAACTTGTACATTTGTTCATACTATAACAGGTTTAAGTTTAAATGATAGTATTGTGTTTGGAACAAGTGTTACATGTGTTATGAATGGAAATGGATCATCATCAACTTGTCCTTTTTCATCAGGAAGTGATACAACATTTACATATGTAATTGATGCACCAACAATACAACAAGTTGCATTGACAATAGATAGTGGTACAATACCATCACCATCATCACCGCCACCTGAAAATAGAACCGCATATGTTACTGCGTGGACAAGAGATACAGTTGATTTAACAACAATTAAGTCGGAAGTATGTGGTGTAAACGAACAACAATTATCTATAAATCTTGGATATACCCAATTAAATAGTGGTAACCTTTATGTAAATGAAACAAGTATCACATCAGGAACAACATATCAATTATACACTAGTAATGTAACAACCAATGGTACAACACCTGATGGTGTCGGTAAATGGTATGCAATTAAAATACAAGGAGCTTCGGGTAACTTTACAACAATAGCATCAATTAATAGTAGTGGAGTTATACAAGACTGGACATCATGCACTACCTCACCACCACCATCACCATCATACGGTATAAGTGTAAGTCCAGATAGTCGAGATGACTTAGGAGGTGCGTTTACCGCAACAGTAACTGCTGCGAATATTTCATTCCCTCAAACGCTTTATATCACCATATTAAGTACATCTGGAACGGTTAATTTAAATGACTTTCAAAATAATTTCCCATCAACAATTACATTGAATCAATCAGGACAAGAATATTCATTCTCATTAGCTGAAGACCAATTAACCGAAGGTACTGAGAAATTTAAATTAGAACTTAGAAGTGGAAGTGCTTCTGGAACCGTATTGTACACATCAAATGAAGTGACAATTACCGACGGTTCATTAAGTCCTGTTTATTATCAATTATCACCTTGTGCAGGTGGGTCTAATGTTTACTCAATACTTAAACCACCGGGAACATTTACTAGCGGACAGAGAGTAATGGGAAGTTCAGATACCTATTATGTTGCGGGAAATACATTTACCGTAGACCCTGACCCTAATGGAACTAAGTATGATGTTACTGCCGTTTCACCAAGTATCAATGGTTGTCCTGAAGTGACACAACCACCTGCACCACCAGTAGCATTGGATTTTAATATTACAGGTGGATGTTTAGGTGGATCTGGAACGGGTACAATAAGTATTGGGTCTTTTACCGGTGGAACAAATTCTTATAGTAGTGTCAAAATTGGAAATACTGAATCAAATGCTGCAACGTCATCACCAATTGATTTAAATAGTGATACTTCTTATTATTGGTCAAATTTAGCAAATGGAACTTGGTATGTTTTATTGTACGATAGTAATGGTACTTCTAAAATGAAATCTGTAACAATTAGTTGTAACACACCTGTACCATCACCATCACCAACACCAACACAAACACCAGTATCAACAGCACCTACTTATTTAACATCTCTTGGGGCAAGATGGGAATGTAATAGTGGTACTGTTTACCAATACGATATATATCAAAATACTAATCCGAACTTCACAGGAGATCAATATAGAAACGGAACAAGCGGAACTCAAACATTTGCATCAATTGATGCAATGTTAAGTTCAGCACCAAGTACCTCAGCTAATTGGGTTAATTCGGGTTCACCATATTGCTCAATAGGGGTTCAATATCAACTAAAAATTAATAATAATCCATGTTCATCAACATATAATACGACGGATGCAGTTGCAACAGGTAATAATTCAACATGTTGGCAAATGTCCGATCTTTATTATTTAACATGTGCCAATGCCAAATCATTAACTAGCCCGTACCAATCGTTTGTACTAAATGGTACTTATAAATATTTTTTAAATGGAACCACCCCAACAGAATGGGAAGATTCGGGATTAGTTATGCAAGGCGAATGGTTTTTTAACGACCAATTCGGATCACATCAAAGAATATTTAATGATGATGGAACAATTCGTAACACAGACACTGCCGAATGTGTGGTTGGTGGCGGTGATGGAGGTGACCCACTTCCAGGAGGTTGATAAAAATAAAACAATTACAAATAATATTTATAAAATATGAGTTTCTTAAATACAGGGTTTACACCCACAGTTTCAGCAAGATTAACTAAGGCAGGTAGAAATGCCATTGCTAAAGGTGATTTCTTAATTAGTTATTTTTCTATAGGTGATTCTGAATATAATTATAATTTAAGCGGTCTTACAAGTCAACGAGTATTCGCACCACTTGATAAAAATACACATGTTAAGTACCCATTTTTATATTCAGCAACCGGTTCCACAATTTATGGTATCCCCGTTGAAAGTCCAGATGATGAAAATCAACAATGTAGAAATATAATCACAGCGAATAGTGGATGGACATTAAACACAGTTTGGGAAAATAAACCATTAGGTGTTAGTGATACAATAGCATTAAAAGACTATCAAAGCAATGTTTATAGTGGTGTTAAAAGTTATTTAGGATACACATCTTCAACAGGTCAAACTTTTGTTAACTATTCGGGAGGAACAATAACAGGTACAACAATAAGAAACACAATGTTAGAAGAGGTTGAAATATTACCTGAAGAACAAAATTCAATTGCAATTTTACATTATTCAGAAAGTGGTACTACAGTTGACCCGTATAAGTTTTTTAAATATGATGACTATATTAGTAATTATAGCGGTACTCCAATATATGATACAACTAAAAATCCTAGTAATAAAAAAGATGTTGATTTTTTTGAAGTTACAATACCAAATTTAATGTATCATAGATTAAGTGATAATTCCACAGGTACAGTATTTCATATGAGTACGGGAAAAACAAAATCAGTAACAAGTGAATATAATTCAGACTTCCAACTTGATTATGTTGATTTATTAGACGTTAATGAATATAGTGTCGGTAAAATTTTCTTTAATCAAAAAATTATAGTATTTGATGACCAAGAAATTGTTGCCGCTTTAGATACAGGTTCTACCAGAAATTATACACTTACAGCACCAAAAGTTAGTAGTTATATTACAAATGATGACCCAATTACAGGTTTAACGACAGGTCAAACGTTATGGGTAACATATGTTTTAAATGGAGGTACAGTGTCAGGAGATTTACCTTGTAGTTATTTTATGAAAGTAACGGGTACAACTAATGATGAAAATGTTAGCGTTAAATTTAATAGCGGAGGATTTAAACATTTAAATAGTGGTTATAATGCAACACAAATTCATATACTACACCAATTTACAGATAACGGAAAACAACCAGACCCAAATCTATGGTACAGTAAAAATTATACAAATGAGTTATCAAGTATAAACGATTTAAAAACAGGATTCTCATTTATATTAAATGAGACTAAAATAGACGAGGCAGAAAATAATGGATATTACGTTTCTTCTTTAACAAATTTTGGAAAAGAAAGGACGTATAGTGAAGGGACTATAAGTGTGGTTACCGGAACTGACGTTCAAGTAATGAATTTTGTTATTAACTTACCTGACGGTAAATTCACAACATCTCAAAACCCAACAAAATATAATCCAAATGGTACTGAAAAACCTGGATATAAATATATTACTGAAGTTGCTTTATTAAATTCAAATAAAGAAACAATGGTTACGGGTAAGTTTAGTGCACCCACAAAAAGAGAGGCCATTCAAGTTTTTAATGTAAAACTTGATTTCTAAGGCTTTACATTTCTAAAAATATTCATTATATATTGTTATATGAGTATAGATGTAAAATTAAAAAACAAGCCAAAAATCTTAGGACTCGATATTTCGACCAAGACAATTGGGTGGGCACTGTTCGATATGACAGGGTCTAAATTATTAGAATTAACACATTTTTCCCCAAAAATCAAACCTCAACCTGAGGACAAGATTGAAGAATTAATCTTAAAGGCGGAAGCATTTAAAAAACACTTATTAGGTTATAAAGATGTTGGTATTACCCGAGTTATAATTGAGGAACCATTATTACAATCAAATAATGTTTACACAATTGGAACCCTATTAAGATATAACACGTTGATTCTTAAGTCATGTTACGACGTGTTAGGAATTTTACCAACATTTATTTCAACATATAATTCAAGAAAATTTGCGTTTCCTGATTTAGTTGGAGCGAACGACAAAGGTCGTAATGTTTTATTTGGTGGTTATCCAAGAGACATTGATAAGAAACACGTAATTTGGGAACATGTAAATGCAGTTTGTCCTGATGTTAATTGGTTATACGGTAAAACGGGTAATCTTAAAAAAGAAAATTACGATATGGCCGATGCTGCAACTTGTGTGATTGGTTATGTTAACATGAACAAATTAGAAAAATCCGGCAACTAGTATTTTACTTTACCGATTGTTTATCATATATTTATAAAAGAAGACGGGAAGTGTAGAAATACACTTTTGGTTGGTTTCCCTCGGAGGTGGTGTTCCGGGGGATTTTTTTTTATCAATTTTTTTACATATATTTCTATAGTATGGTAAATCAAGAAGTTGACTATTCTCCTGTTATTGAAATTCTCGAAGATATTTTGGGTGACTCTAATATGCATAATGATTATAAAGGACAGATGTCTTTTGATTGTCCAGTGTGTTCATATGACATAAAAGGATTGGACCACGGTGACGGAAAAGGAAATTTAGAGGTCAACTACAAATACAATGTTTTTAAATGTTGGGTGTGTGCCGAATCACACGAAACTCACGGATCAATTTTTAAATTGGTTAAAAAATTCGGCAATCCAAAACAATTAAAAAATTATCTATTATTGAAACCTGACGAAGGTGAAGATTTTAGTAAACGTGTTTATAAAACAGTAAAACTACCCCAAGACTTCATACCATTTAAAGAAGCGAGTGAGGGTCTTAAAATGACACCATATTATAAACAAGCATACAACTATATAAAAAGTAGAAACATAACAGACTTAATGGTACAGATGTACAACATTGGTTTTTGTTATAGAGGTATCTACGAAAATAGAATTATCATCCCATCGTATGATTGTGAAAGGAGAATTAATTATTTTATTGCACGTTCTTATTTGAATAGAACAAAGATGAAATATAAGAATCCTGAGGCACAAAAAGAACTTATCATATTCAACGAGTACTTGGTTGATTGGAATGAAACAATATACATTGTGGAGGGAGCATTTGATAGTATATTCATACCTAACGCAATTCCATTGTTAGGAAAATTTATGAGTGACCATTTATTTCACACTCTATATGAAAAGGTTAAAGGTAAAATAATCATTGTTCTTGACCCAGATGCTTGGAGTGATGCCGAAAGATTATATCATAAATTAAATTGTGGTAAATTAATGGGTAGGGTCTTTGCCATTAAATTAGAGGGTGATAAAGATATTGCCGACTTACAAGGAAAATTAGAAAATTATAAAATAAAACAACTAGATTAATGAATTTAAAAGACATCTCATTAGAGATTAACGACTTATTAGAAAAGAAAAGACAAGAATTAGAATTAACATTCATAGAAGAACAACATATCTATCACATGAAAGATGTTGACGGTGTTGTTAAAAAGAATTTTCCTTCAGTTTCTAAAATCATAAAGAAATTTCATAAACCATTTGATGCTGAAGGTATGGCACTTCGTATGTCAAAAGGAGACCCTGAAGGTCAAGCACAATTACTCGCGGAATGGAAACAAGCGGGTGACCTATCAACCAACATGGGTAGTAGAGTTCACTTTGAATTGGAATCCGATTTGATTGGTAGGTTTGATAATTACAAAGAAGTTAGACAACCGATATTTGAAATCAACGAAGAACAACAACGTAAGAGTGATAATATGATTATTGCGGGAAAACAATTCCTTGATTTAATGTTAGAAAGAGGTGGAGTATTATTAGATACTGAAATCGTATTAGGTGATCCTGAAGAACAATACACAGGACAACCTGATAAGGTGTGGTTAATGGAAACTAAAGAGAAAGATAATTTTGGGTTTGTCATTACCGATTGGAAAACAAATCAACCAAAAAACTTTGAAGTACATCATTATACTGGTAAATTGTACCCACCATTTAACAATTATCATGATAATGCATTAGGACATTATTATTTACAACTTCCATTATATGGTAGGTTGTTACGTAAAATGTTAAAAGAAACAAAATACAACGATACTAAATTGTTGGGAAATGTTGTGGTTCTATTAAAAGATGACGGTACATTTGTAGAGTACAAAGTTCCACCCCAAATTAATAATGCAATCCTTACAATGGATTTATCAAACTATATTAAAAGATGGTAAAAAAAATTATACATATTGCGGATTTACATATCCGCACAATTCAAATGCACGATTTATATAAAGAACAGTTTCAAAAACTGTTGGACGAATTAAGTGTAAAATTCTTAGAATGGGCAGATGAAAATATATCTCATAACGAAATTAGAATTGTTGTTGCGGGTGATATCGCACATCAAAAAATTAATATCTCAAATGAACAATTATTATTAACGAGTTGGTTTTTAAAAGAGTTAACTCGTTTTGGTAAGGTTGTAATCATACCGGGTAATCACGATTTCTTGGAGAATAATACACAACGTATGGATAGTATAACACCAGTCGTTCAATTATTAGACAATCAACACATCACATACCTAAAAGATAGTGGTGATTATGTTGATACCGATGGTAGCGTTCAATGGGTTGTTTATTCATTATATCAACACAACGTAAGACCTGAATTTACAAAACAAGAAGGTTTATTAACGGTTGGACTGTTCCATGGACCTATCATGGGATTGTCAACTGATTTGGGATTTGAATTTGAAGATGCGTATGACCGTTTAAACTTTGTTGATTTGGATTTATTGTTATGTGGTGACATTCATAAGAGACAACAGTTTACATTACCTAATGGCGGTAAAGCAATTATGGTCGGTAGTCTTATTCAACAAAACTTTGGTGAAACAGTTAAACATCATGGTTACGGAGTTTATGACGTAGAGACAGACGGATATACATTTCACGATTTACCAAACGAACAACCATTCCTACATTTCACCATATCAGACATAAAAGACATTGAAAATGGAGAAGAAGCACACGTTAACCTTGGATAAAGAGTTTATTCTTTATTGTGAGTTAAATAACATAAAAGATATAAGTAAAATTGCAAACGAAACCTTCAATAGAGGGTTTTCTTTGTTAAAATATGGTGAAACACCATCAGGAAATATAACTGAAAAAGAAAAAATTGTTGAAGTCATTAAAGAGGTGACAGTTGAAAAAATTATCTATCAAGACGTTATTAAAGAGGTGGAAGTTATCAAAGAAATCCCTGTTGATAAAATAGTAGAAGTTATTAAAGAGGTACCTGTTGAAGTAAAAGGGGAAACTCAAATAATAACTCAAGAAGTAATCAAAGAGGTAATCGTTGAGAAACTAATTGAGGATAATGAATGTAAAAATATGTTAATAACTTTAACAGAAGCAAATAGTAAATTAAAAGAAGAATTAGATACTTTAACAAACGCATTAAATAAATTCAACAAAGGTTCTTTTATGAAGAATAGTGATTTGAATAGTTTATATGATGAATAATTTGTTTTTAACAATAAAATTTATTATATTATTATAAAATATATAAACATGGAAATATTATTATGGGCATTTATGGCCTACGGAATGACAAACATTTTAATTTGGGGTTCTATTTTTGAAAACCAACGTATATGGATAAAGGCACACTCAAAATTTTTTGGTGACTTAATAGGTTGCACATTGTGCACTTCAACTTGGGTTGGATTTTTTATGTCACTTGTTTTGGGTAGCATAACAACAAAGTATTTTGATACCCTTTGGATTATTAATCTATTCTTTGATGGTATGTTTACCGCAGGAATAGTTTGGGCAATAAACGGAATCGTCGAATTTTTTGAAGAAAGTAGAATTAAGTAATATGTCACAACAAAAAAGAAAATTTAGATACATAAGGATTAATGGTAAGGTAATCCAAGACCCATTTGATGATGAGGATATGAGAAAACTTTTCATATCATTTGCGGAAAAAGTATTGGGATTAAAATTCATTAGCGGTACCAAATATGGTATTGATTTAGTATGTGTAGACAACCCATCATGGGGTGCTGAAGGTGAAAATGGTTCATTTCAGGGAGATAGATGGGCAGGTAATCAACAAGATATTTTTAATCTCGGATTTGCGGGTCTTAATATGCAAAATTGGAAATGGTTTTATTTTGGGTTGGGTGAATTGTCTGAAAGAAATACTGGCAAATGGTTGACATCACATCCAGGTCATGATAAAAATATATATTTTAGAGTTAATGCACAATTTGACCAAATTTGTATGGTAGAAGCTCAAACAATAAAAGACTTTAATAAAATCAAATTTGTCTTTAATAGGAAAGTTAGTAATAGTGATGATCCGGAAGATTGGATAGTAATACCAAAAGAGTTTGTACGTACATTTAATAAACAACCCAACGGAGAATGGTTAGAAAATGGACCATATTGCGGACCAACACAAAAAGAATTAGAGGATATGGAAAAAGAATTTACTCAACAAAGAGTAAGAGAAGTTATGTTTGCAAATAAATAATTAATTAATGAACCCATTTATAAAAGTAACTTGGCAAGACGTACCTGAGAATTTTACACCTGAAAAAATCAGGAGAGTAAAGTCATACTTTCAGGAGAAATACAATTCCAAGAACGTACAAGTAATTACAAAGACATTAGCGAATGTTAATGAAACTCGTTTGGAGTCTTTAGAGGCATCTGATAATATTTTGGACCATCAGTACCAAAAGAAATTAATGAAAGATTTCATTAAGGATAATTCTATCGATATTAAATGGGAATTGGTTGATAGGTTAGATAATAAAGTTAATACACAGATAGATAAATTAAATGAAAACAAAGTCAGATACAACAAATGGTTCATTAAAAGAGTCGAGTTTTCTAATTTTTTATCTTTTGGTGATTCTAATGTTATTGACTTCACTGGCCTCGATGGTATTACAGTAATAGAATCAACACCCAAAAATTTTGGAGGCAAGTCCACATCATCCGTAGATTTATTAATGTTTCTTTTCTTCAACTCAACAACTAAAACCAAAACCAATGGTGAAATCTTTAATAGATTCACCGATAAGGATGAAGTTAGTGTACGAGGTGAAATAACAATCGATGGAGATGATTATGTTATTGAAAGAAAAACATTAAGAAAGAAATCAAAATCAGGAGATTATACAGTTACCAATAAACTTGAATTCTATAAAAGAAAAGAAGACGGGGAAATTGAAAATCTTTCGGGTGAACAAAGAAGAGAAACCGAATCGTTTATTGCATCTGCAATTGGTACTGAGGAAGATTTCCTCTCAACTATTTTAACCACTGGTTATAATTTAGAAGAACTTATTGAATCTAAACCAACGGCTAGAGGTCAAATCCTCACCAAATTTTTGGGTTTAGAAAGTTTGAAAGCAAAGGAAGAAATTGCAAAAGAAATTTATAACGATTGGAGTAAGAAGTTAGTATCTAACACATATAACAAAGTAACTTTAGAATTGGACATAACCAATTATAAGGAAAGTCTTAGTAATTCCGAGAATGAAATTGAGCGACTCACAAAAGAGTTAGGTAAGTTTCAAAAGGAATTAGAAAAGTTAGAAGGTAAAAGAGATGAGGTTTTCTTAAAAAGAAATAATGACGTTGATAGGGAACTAATCAACACAAACCCAACGTTACTACAAAGAGAAATCAACGATTTAACAACACAAAGAAACACAAGTCAAACCAATGTTGATGGTGTCACCGTAATTGAACCTTCACAATTCTACCACGAGGATCAACATAAAGAGTTGAGAGGTCAGATGGCAAATCTTCAGGGAATTGATATTGCATACAAATACGAAAAAGGTGATAAGGAAAAATTAATAAAACAATTTGAAGAAGGAACCGTTTGCCCAACTTGTAATCGTGCATTAGATGAGGTAGACCATACAGATGAAATCGAAAAGATTAAAAAAGAAATCGAAGACATCATCAAGGAGATGGAATTAAATCAAATACAGTTTGATTTATTAAAAGAACAGGAGAAAGGATTTGAAACATTAAAAACTGAGTTTGAAACTTACGAAAGAAATAAACTTCGTAAAGCTCGTTATGAATTGGAAGTTGAACAAAAACAATTAGAGATTGATAGTAAACAAAAAAGATTAGACAATTACGAAAGTAATAAAAAGAAACTTGAAGACAACCAAAAGATTGACGCTGAAGTCATTGCACTTAAAACTAAAATAGAAACTGCGAACGGAGACATCAGACAAACAAATACCAGTATTGAAAAACATACCAATAACATTACAAACATGAATGAGAAGATTGGTATCAATGAAGAGTTAATTAAAAAGATTATCGCAGAGGAAGAATTGTCTGCGGTGTTTAAAATCTATTTAACTGTTTATGGTAAGAACGGTATCTCTAAGATTATTCTTAAGAATATGATCCCATTAATCAATCAGGAGTTGTATCGATTATTGGTAGACAGTTGTCACTTCATTTTAGAGATGAATATAAACGATAAGAACGAGGTTGAATTTATTATGATAGATACTGAGACCCGAATCGTTAAACCTCTTAATGCGGGGTCTGGTTACGAAAGAACCATATCATCATTAGCACTTCGTAGTGTGTTAACCAAGATATCGTCGTTACCTAAACCAAACATTGTGGTTATGGATGAAGTGTTCGGAAAGATTGCTGATGAGAACTTGGAAATGGTGGGAGAATTCTTTAAAAAGATTAAAAATTACTTTGACCACATACTTGTTATATCACACAATTCTTTAATACGTAACTGGTCGGATAACATCATTATGATTAAAAAAGAGGAGAACGTATCGTCCATAGATTTTATTACAACAAAAATTTCTTAATGTCATTAATTTGACATATATTTGTAAAACATAAACAAAACATATATGAGTCAGAAAGAAAAATTTTATAACGATTTTCAATCGTTTGCCAAAAGTGTTGGTGTTAGTTCATTAAAACAACATTATGTTGGAGAACAAATTAAAAGTAGTTTAACTCCTTACGTTTTAGAAGAGAGATCTATGAACGCAACCGCTTTAGATATCTTTAGCCGTATGATGTATGATCGTATTATTTTTTTGGCGGGAGAAGTAAACGATACTATGGCTATGTATACCATTGCACAATTACAATATTTGGATAGTGTTGATGCGAACGACATCACATTCCAAATCAATAGTCCAGGTGGAAGTGTTTCTAGTGGTTTAGGTATTATTGATACAATGAAATATATTAAATGTGATGTTAGAACAATTAATTTAATACTTGCAGCATCAATGGGGTCTCTTATATTAGGTGCAGGTACGAAGGGTAAAAGATGTTCTTTACCAAATGCTAAAACAATGATTCACCAATCTTCTGGTGGTTTTGGTGGTGAATTTGCAGCTGCAGAAATTCAATTTAAAGAATGGACAAAAACAAATGATAAAATATTTACAATGTTGGGTGAGTATACAGATAAAACATCCGAACAAGTAAAAAAAGATGCGATTCGTGATTTGTGGTTAGATGCGGAAGAGGCGGTGGAGTATAAAATAATTGATGAGATAATAAAGGATAGAAAATGATAAAATTATAACCCCCTTAATTGGGGGTTTTTAATTGATTAGCAATTCTTCCGGTACCTAAAAAATCACCCCAAGAAACCCAACCTCTTTTTTTATAATAACGTTCAGGTCTATTTGGTATATTATCAGGTATTAAATTATTTTTACTAAATTCTTTATATTTTAACCCCGTTTTAATATTTAGATTTTTGATTATTTTTTTAGCATCATTATAATTTAAATAATTAACATTATTATCCCATAATCTTCCGGTACCTAAAAAATCACCCCAAGAAACCCATCCTTTATTCAAGAAAACTTCTCTAGGATTATTAGGTATAAAAATAGGTAAATCATTAGTTTTAATATATTCATACCATTTTGATTTAGAATTAATTTTTGTATTAGATTTAACCCAAAGTTTAACCTCATTAAATGGTAATTTATATATTAAACCAGCACCACCCATTCCGCCGGTTGATGTATTTGTTAAATTATTAAATTTTTTAATATATTTGATTTCAATTTCTTGCCATTTATTTTTATTACATTCTTCTAAGATAACATAACCAATATTGAAATTAATACTTTTTAACCATCTATCTTTATGAGTTAATATTTTATTATGTTTAAATGAATATTTTGTATTTTGTATATGTCTTTTTAACCTTTTTAAGGGATTATCGGCTTTACCAATATACCTAATTTCATTAGGGTGGTTAATGTCAAATAATCCGTAAATGTATGTTTTATTGTTTTCCATATATTATAAATATAATTAAAAAAAGAAAAAATCATAGTTATTATTCGGGGGGTTAAGTAATTTACCGATATTCTAAAAGATAAAATCTTCATATTTATAATAAAACATATAATATGAAGATTGATAAAACAAACATCCTATTAGTTTTGATTGCTTGTTTAGCCGCTTATACCATATTCCAAAATCAAGGTATAAAAACTGACGTTGCAGCATATAACGCTAAAATTGAATCCTTACAAAAAGAGATAGATTCTGTTTATACTGCAAATAAAGAAATAGACAATCAAATCGAAAAGGTCGATAATCACATTGTTAATGTTGATAAACAAATCGACAACGTAACAAAAAACATAACTATTATTAAAAACAACACAGATGAAAAAGTTAATTCTATTATCACTATTGGTAATGTTGAGCTTGAGCAGTTATTCACAAACAGATACAACTAAAGTTACTGTATTAGATACAACTAAAGTCACCCTACCAACAAGAGTTGCTAGATTGGCCTTTCAAGATTTACTTCGTTATGACGGAGCAAAATTAGAGATTGTTGAATTAAACAATGTTATTGGTTTAAAAGACCAACAAATTAATTTATTCAAACAAAAAGACACACTTAAGGATCAAAAGATTTCTAATCTTGAATTGATAATCAACAAAAAAGATGAACAATTTGGTTTAGAAAGACAAAAGTCGGAAAGTCTATTAAAAGAATTAAAAGGACAGAGAAGAAAGACTTTTTTATATAAGGTAGGGTCTTTCGCGGGAATAATTATGACATCCTTATACCTACTTAAGTAAATGAAAAAACATTTCAACGCCAAGAATATTACGATTGTTATTTTAATAATTTTATTATTCTTGGTATTTTTAAATCCTGGTGGACATCTACCCACAAGAACAAAATATGTACCTCAAACAGATTCAATTCCCTATGCCGTTCATGATACGGTAACTGTGGATTCATTAGTTGAAGTGGAAGTGGAGGTTGAAGTACCCGTTGAAGTAGAGGTTGAGAAAAGAGTAGAGGTTCCAGTTTATCAGGTGATAGACACTATGGAAATATTAAAAGTACATTTTGCGAAGGTACAACACAAAGAAGTATTAACGTTACCAAATAATCAAGGAACGGTTACACTTATAGATACTATATCTAAAAATAGTATTGTTAATAGAAAGTTCATTGCAGATGTTAAACGTATGATTGTTACAGACACCGTTTACACACAAATACCAAGAAAAACTGAGGCTTATTTAGGTATTGATGCTAAATTTGATAAACCTAACGTTGTGAATATCATAGGTGTGAGCATGTTATTTAAAAATAAAGATGACAACCACATGTATAGAGTGGGAGTCGGGGTTACAAATAGAGTGGATGACCAAGGTACTAATGGTAGTTTAACTCCATTTATTGGTGGAGGGGTTTATTGGAAGTTAAAGTTTAAAAGAAACTAAATTTGATATGAAAACATTCATATTATTTATTTTTGGTATGTTTGAAGACCACGAAGATATAGAGTATTTTTGTAATGAGATATTAAGTGAGTCGCCGACAATTAATTCCGTAAGGTATGTTATAGAGAATTCTCAGAACATTATTGTTATATTTGATTCTGAAACGGATTACAAGACTCTTTCACAAGATTTATATACATTGTTAATGAATGACAATGTTAAATTTTATTTTATATTTGATAGGGATAGTTTAGTTACAGCCCACTTACCACAACAAGTAAAGGATTTCATCTTTAAACCAAGTGGTACATCTACGATGATTAGGGTAGATTATGATAAGAACTCAAGTCCAAGTATGGATTTAGACGAATTATTAGATAAAATAGAACAAATGGGGATTGATAGTCTTACCCCCGAGGAAAAAAATTTCCTAGACAATTTTGCAAAGTAAAAAAAATTACTTATCTTTATCCTACTATCACGTCACTATTAAATTATTCATTTTATGAAGAAATCTATCATCACCAATACTGAGGAAATCCAACAGTACATCAAAGACATTCGTAAAATTTCTGTTATTTCTCACGAAAGACAAGAAGAAATTTTTACATTACTGAATGATAAAAAAATTAGTAAGGAGTTAAAGTCAAAATTACACGAAGAATTAGTTGTGGGTAATTTAAGATTTGTTATTTCTGTTGCAAAAATGTACCAAAACCAAGGAATGGATATTATGGATTTAATATCAGAAGGTAATATTGGTCTTATAAAGGCAGCAGAAAGATTTGATCCAACAAGTGGATTAAAATTCATCTCATATGCGGTTTGGTGGGTTAGACAATCCATTATGGCATCTCTAAATGAAAATGCAAGAACTATCCGACTACCATCAAACTTAATTCAAGAAGCTCAAAAGGCAAAGAAAGAAGAGGTGAGTGATGAAGATAGATTTTACACTGGTGCTAACGAAGAACAACCAATTGCCACTAACTTACCATATTGTGTAGGTTTATATAAAACCATCAATGAAGAGGGAGACCAATTGATTGATATGATTCCAAATAAAGAGGCTGAAAGTCCTGATGCAATTCTTAATTCACCAGAAGAAATAAAGAAAAAGGTTGCGTTAATGTTAAATGTTTTAGATGAAAGAGAAAAGATAATCATCGAAAGATATTATGGATTAACAGGAATTGAATCCAATTTAGATGATTTAGGTGAAGAGTTTGGTTGTACCAAAGAACGTATCAGACAATTACGTGATAAAGCCATTAAGAAGTTAAGAAACGAGAGTTTTGGTCTTCTAAACTATTTATAATTTATATGAATAATAATTGGTTAAAGATTTTAGTTGGTTTATCTGCGGTATTAATTGCTGGGACTGCAGCTTATTTTTCAGTAACAGGGTTAGGTGTTTTATTTAGTGGAGCGGCAATTGCTGTTATGGTTATGGCGGGTTCACTCGAATTTGCGAAACTTGTTACCGCCACTTATTTAAAACAAAAATGGACTGAAATAAAAGGTTTTAATAAATGGTATTTATCATTTGCCGTTGCGGTTTTAATGTTAATAACGTCGGCCGGCATCTTTGGTTACTTATCAAATGCATTCCAACAACAAAACTTAAAACTTGACCAAGTAGAAAGAGAAATATCGGTTTACCAAAATCAAATTACAAAAAATGACGGTGAAATTGCTCGTTATACAACACAATTAACCAACCAACAAAATATTCGTAACTCACAAGAATCAAATTTATCTAAACAAATTGATAAAGACAAATCAACAGCTAGAGTTACACAGATGATTCGTACCGCGGATAAAGAAATAAGTTCCATATCTAATCGAATTGATGAATTAACAAAACAAAATAATGTTGCGTTAGATTCAATAAATGCAATTAAAAATAATAACATTAGTATTGAAAGAGAAGTTGGTGGATTTAGATTTGTTGCAGAGTCGTTTGGTGTTGAATTAAATTCGGTAGTTAAATTTTTTATAATCTTAATTGTTATTGTATTTGACCCATTAGCTATTGCGTTGGTAATTGCATTTAACCAGTTAATGATGAATAAAAGAAAAGAAGAAGATGAAGATGTCATTTCCAAACCCGAAGATTTAAAAGATTTTGTTGATGAAACAACAAGAGTACGATTATCCGAAAGAGATTTGGAAATATTGGAGAAACATTTATTAAATCCCGAAGGTCCAAATGAAAAATTAAAAGAGGCTGCTCAAAAATATAGTGATAAAGTAAGGGAAAAACATGTACCGATTAAGGATTTTAATGTTGATGAAAAATGGGATGGAATATCTCAAGAGGTTTGGGATAGAATGGAATCGATTGAAAAGCAAAGAGAATCCATTCATGGACCAATAACCGAAGAAGACTCACCACCAACAGGTGCATTTGCTAATAGTGAACATAGAGAAAAGTTAGAACAAAGAAATACTTTGGTGGAAATAATGAAGAATGACCAAGAGTTAGGGTTATATGATGAACCGTTTGATAACCCGATGATTAAAGAATCTGAAAGACTTACAAAAATGGACGAAGAATTGAAATTACAAGAAGAAGAATACGACGACGATGATATTTCGGATTGGGATGCAACTTTAATGGATGGGTTAGAAGACGAACCACCATTCTTTACCGATGAAGAAATTGAGAAAATTTTACAAGAACAACCAACCGAAGAAGAAATTGAGGAAAATTTTTCCACTATAGAACCAAATATGGAGAATATTTTCCAAGATGAGGATTACTTAACAGATGCAATCTTGGAATTTAATCAACAATCAATGGAGGAAGAATTCGACGAATCAATACCCGAAGAGGAACAAACGTTTGGTTTAGACATTAAACAACTAAACGAAACATTAGAAGAAGTTAACAAAGAGATAGACGCTGAAATTGAAGAGACACCACCAACGGAGAGTGTTGAAAAAAAAAAATATTGATACCCGAAAATTCGAAATCAATAGAAGTAATAGAAGAAGAGGAACGTCAGGACTCAAAGTTACAAGAATCACCTAAAGATTCAAGTGAACCCCTTTATTGGGAAAAAGACGACACTAACCCAAATCAAGTAATTTACGATTTGGAAAAAGATGTGGTTATAATACCACAATCTGAGGATGAAATAACTAATGATTAATTAATTTAAATGTTGACGATTTATAATATAGAAACGATTGATGAATCAAAATTAAACATCCATAGAAAAAAATCTAAGAAAACACAGATATTACTATACGATACCCAAAGAAGGGTTGACGATTTTATCAATAAAATAAAATATAGAAAGAATGGTAAGTTCGAAGATATCCCACATTTCATTATAACTAAATTAGGTACAGTATACCAACTATTTGATACTGATTATAGTTCCAATACGTTTAATGACAATAGGAACGATAAGAAGATGATAAAAATCGCCATTGAGAACTTGGGTTGGTTAAATAAAAATACCATCACTGGTATCCTTAATAATTGGATTGGCGACCCATATAGGTCCGAACCACACATCCGTAATTGGAGAAATTACTTTTTTTGGGACAAATACAACGAAAATCAACTGTCAGTACTCTCAGAGCTTTGTGAAATGTTATGTGAAAGACATGATATTTTTAAACAAACCGTCCCATCTAACGGATATCTTGAAAATATATCTAATTTCAAGGGGATTGTATGTAAATCCAACTTTTCAAGTATTTATACAGATATAAACCCTTCATTTAATTTTAGAATATTTTTCAACAATGCAAAAGAAACCAATAACAGAATATGATAGTACCAAAACTATGTTGAACACATTAAGAAAACTTAATGAGTCTAAACAAGCAGGTACCCTTAGAGAGCAATCACAAGAACAAAGAATCAGTAACGACACATCCACATTCCCAAAAGGGGAAGAACAACTATCAACTCAGTCAATGAAAAACGATTTAATGGTTATTAATGACGTTGAGGTAAAGTTAATGTCTGGAGATAATTTAGATATGAAATTAATGGATGACCAAAAGAATTCCATTTCAGGTATTATTGATAATTTTAAACAACAAGTTTCACAAATTGTGGAGTTTGAGCCAGGTTTTACAATTGCACCTAATCAAATTAGATTAGATGGTACCCTTACAGATGATGATGTAAGTTTTGTGTTTATTGCTGGAGAAGAGGGAGGTTTATATATAAATGCTGATATGTTGAAATTGGATTCGGAAGTTATGATTATAATGGATAAATTGGTAAAATTTGAACCGACATTTAAAACGGCAATGGAACCATTAATAAGTCAAAGAAGTAATAACTAATAATGTCATTTAGTAACGACGATAAGAAGGAAATAGAGAGAATCACAAGGAAAGAAATTAAAGATTTCATGGATTCAACCCAAGCGCATAGAATTGTTGTTAAAATGATTCAGGATGAGTTAGGTTCTAAAAAGGTAGATGATAAAATAGTAGATTTATCTACTAAAGTTGTTGTTGAATTATTTAAAACATTATGGCAAAGAAAGTCATTTTGGGAAACAGCATTAAAAAGTGTTAGATAATGGAAAAAGTAATTAAACCTGATATTAAAGGTGAAATGGACGAGTTCCAAAGATTATCGCAAGATTTGAGACGAGATGAAAAAATTGACATCTCCGTTGAGGAACTTGTACGCTCTTTTGAAGGATTGAAGGAACAAACACTTACAGATGATGTTTGGCCTAAATTAGAGAATACAGAATCAAACGAAATAGAGAAGGGGGATATTGAGGCGGTTAATGACATTGCAAAAATGTATAATAAAACCAACCCCAAGAAATTAATAAAAGCAATTAAATCGGGAGAATACGAAAGACCTCTAATATTAAAAATGGGTCGTAGATATATCCTTATTGCTGGTAACACAAGATTATGCACCGCAGCGGCAATGGGAGTTAACCCTAAGGTGTTTATTGGTGAGATTGGAGAAGAAATTAACGAGTCCGAATCATTGAAAGGTGGAGAATCCGACCACAAGACATTAACCCAACTTGCAAAGAAACACGACGCTAAAGGTTATTATCACATTGTTAATATGGTTCAATCCCTTAAAAAAGAATTGGAAATGGGAATTAAAATCGAAATGGAACATACCGACGATAAGGATGAGGCAACAGAAATTGCGATGGACCATTTGTGGGAAAATCCATCATATTATACAAAACTGAAAAAATCAGACATAGAAGAGGATTGTTGGAAAGGATATAAACAAGTTGGAAGTAAAATAAAGAACGGTAAAAACGTACCCAATTGTGTCCCAACCAACGAAGCATCTAGTCTAGCACAACAAGCCGCAATTGCAATCAATATGAAAAAGAAAAAGATTGAACCTAAAGAATCTATGGGTGCTGGAGGTTCAGGATCATTTGAAGGTCCTGTTTTTAGTGATGTAGTGTTAAAAAAAGACATTCATAAATTCCATAATTCAAACCTTAAAGAACAACAAGAGGAAGTGGGTGAAGCAACCGACGCATCATCTTCAGGTGGTTACGACGTACCTTTGTTTGGTAAAACACCTAAAGGACGTAGAAATCCATTAAAGATAGACGGTCCCGATAGTATCTATAAAGGTAGAGCGGTAACAGATAAGAAATTTCCCAAATGGGGAGGTCCAGGAGGTGTTTTTGTTAAGGTTAAGGAGAAGTGTAAAAAGTTCCCTTACTGTAACCAAGGAGACACTGGAGCATTAGAATTCATCAAAGAAGACAAAGAAATAGTACAAGCAATAACCGAAACATCAAAAAAATACGGTATTCCATATAAAGAAATGGAAAAAATTGTATTAAATGAGATAAATAAGATATTTATTTAGTATGAAAATAACAGAACTTAATACAATCATTGAAAATGTGATATCTGATGAAATCAGAAGAACTATTATTTCAGAGTCAGAAGAGAGTAAAAAGGAAGTATTTCACATAACCTGTGAAGGTGAACCTGTTAGTACTCATGACTCTAAAGACGAAGCTGAAAGTCATTTAGATATATATAAAAAAGACCACCCAGGTAAACAATTTATAATCGAAAAAGGGGTTTACGAATCTCATTCAGATATGATTGATAAATTAGATGAAATGGGTCAACAATTAGAAGAAAAAGAAAATACAAATATGGAAAATCAAGAACCAAAAGAGGGTAATTTATTCTCAGGTGCATTATTAAAGGCTAAAGAAAGTGGTGAAGATAAATTTACCGTTGACGGTAAAGAATATGATGTTAAGGAATCTTGGCAACAAATGGAAGAAGAAGAAATTCGTGAAGACGAAACTTGCGAACAATGCGGCGATGGTGATATGAAAGAAGAAGAACCAAAAGAAGGTAAGAAATTTACCCAAATGATAATGAAATCTATCACTGAGAAAACAGAGAACTGTGAACAATGTGGTGGTATGTTAAATGAAGAAGGGTCTTGTGATGAATGTGGTGGTGGAATGTACGAATCTAAAACGAAAAAATTACGTTTGAAGGAATCTGAATTAGTTAGTCTTATCACTAAAATGGTTAATGAATCTATTCCGGGTTTAGAAGCCGCAAAAAATTCACATAGAGAAAGTGGTAAAGAAAACAACGCATACTTAGCTGACGTTGATAAAAAAATGAAAGATTACCTATCATTCGACGGTAACGATAATCCTGAATTCCCTAAGGCAATTGGTAAAGGAGATAAAGTTGCAAGAGAAAATACATCAGAACAAGAGGACGAAATTAAAAAGAATTTCGCTGGTTTAGAAAATTTAGATTATGATATTGAACCATCTGAACAATTTAAGAAAAGATTGAAGATGGCAATCGAAGGAGATAAATTAATGGGTAATGCACCAACAACTGAAAAAACAAAGGTAACTCCAAGTAATGGTGCTAAATTAGGTGAAGAACCAAAAGATAAAGACGGTAACAGTATTCCAACACCGGAAACTGCGAAGAAAATAGAAAAACAAGTTAAGAATAGAGCTGAAGATAAAAAGAAAAGAGTTCTCTACTCAAAAGAGTCTGTTCCAGTTAACGAATCTCAAATAAAGTTTTCTAATGTTCTTGAAGAAGAAATTAAGAAAATGAAAGATATGGTTAACTACAATAAAAAAACTCAATAATTCTTCTTTTTATTTTCTTTTATCCTTATATTTGACATAATAGGAACATGGAAAATAGAGAAGGTTATTTAGAGTTTATTACATCGGAAAATTACAAAAATCAAATCGATATTTGGTACAAGGCTTATAATATAAGTCGAGAAAAGACTGAATTATTTTACGATTTTCTAACTTCATTATACACATTGGTGGATGAAACCTATTTAGGTTCAGATGTTGTTTATTTAGAGGAAACACAAAAAAGTCACTTCACATGGTGTTGGGATAAAATTGTGGATAACTTCAGTAAAGAAAAAATATCATTCAAAGAAAGGGGTAATTACTATGAATATTTTTGGAATTTCTTTTTGGAAGCGTTCTATTTCAATAAGTTAGACGATAAACCAGTAAGAATTAAAGAATATTTCGAAACCTTATTTGATTTCAGACACAAAAAAACCAGGTCAGAGCTGGATATGTTATCAGAAATTTACAAATTGTTTGAACAAAACTTGAAAAAGTAAATTTTTTTCCGTATATTCGTATTAAAAACTGAAATATTATGGAAACCTTAAAAAAAATCAAGGACCTAGTTGAGAAGATGTCAGTTGATACCCAAAAGGTATTTGATAAGGGTAATCGTAGTGCATCTATCAGAGCAAGGAAATATGCACAAGAAATAAAAATCCTTATTGCGACATATCGTAAGGACGTACTTGAAGAAATGAAAAGACATGATGGAACAAATTAAAATATACCTATTCGTATTGAGTATAATCTATTCAATACGATTTCTTATTGAGTTCACAGTAAGACTAACACAAGAAAATCCAGAACAAATGAAACTATCTAAAGTCGAGGATGCCTTGTTATTGTTTTCATTATCATATATAATAACCTATTTTTTAATTTAATAACGTGTTTGAAAATATAAAATCATTAAGACCTCATTTCCACTCATTAAGAGAAATTGAGGGTAACGTAAGTTTAGACATCAAATTACCATTAACTTGGAGGCACGAAGATATTGTTAAACCTTATAGGTCTATAAAAATAAAAATCCAAGATAAGAATGAAAAGTTTACTTTGTTGTCAATAATATCGTCAGGGACTCAAGATGGGTACGATGTTGTTTTTGCATGTGCGTTAGAAATTTTACAGATTAATAAAGACGAAGAAGAGAAACAAAAACTATTTCAATTAAAGGTAAAAGAATTACAAGAGTTATTTAAAAAAGAATCGTTAGATAAATTAAAAGATATAAACCTATTGGAGGATTATGGACAAGAGATTACAACAAGCGACGGAATTACTGAGGAAGGAGATGGAGAAGGATCGGAAGGAGATTCAGAGTCACAAGATTCAGATGATTGAAGAGATAAAAAAATTGGACAAGAAAAAAATGTTCGAAGAAAAACCAAAAAATAAAGTATCTATAATAGATAAAGTATTAAAGATATTAGGTTATGGAAAAAAAAGGTGATTTATTAAACCAGTTAGCAATTATATCGGACCTATTAGAAAAGGTCAATGCCGAAATAGAATCACAAACTATCGTATTAGAATTAAACAAGACAGAATTCAATAAAGTATTTAAAATTATTGAGAAGAAATACGGTAAGGTAATGGAAACACCAACAGATACATTTACAATCAATATGGGAGTCGTAAATATTATTTTTAATACGAGTAATGTCTAAATAATTCAGACTTCTTATACCCCTTAGCAATCAACATTGCATATAACATTTTCCTTTGTTGGGTTGACACATCTTTAACAAACATAAAATTTCCCCTTTTTCTGTTAAGTAAATCGTTCTTAACAATTTCAAATAATCTCTCAGTGTCAATTAAATTTTTACAACTAAAGTACCTTACATTATCTTCAATTTGAATAAACATCTTATTGTTTAATGTAAAAATTTGTGCAATATCACTAATAGGTAATATTTGTTCCATCATTTCATGATAACGAATTCTTTTACCATTATCATGGTCATAGACCTTTTCCTCAACCCAATATGGAATTATTTCTTTTATTCTTAAATTATCATCTTCCAATATTGCTTTTTGATTTCTACCCAAACTATCCTTAACCCAAACTTTTTCTGACCATCTATTGTTTGGTAATAGTAACCCTAATTCATAAACAAGTTCTTGTCTTCTTTTACCCCCTTGTAATTTAACAAACGGTGGTTTCTTTTCAGTTTTATATTCCCTCCAATATTCGTATACCGTTTTTCTTTGCATACACTTATAAAGAACTTTAACTTTCTTCTGATTCTCAAATAAAACTATTGCGTACTTAAATTTATTGTTTTTCATATGAACTTAGATATTAAAGTGAAAAGACCATAGAAACCTAAAAATGTCCATATTACTACAACCCATATCCCTAATTTTGAAGACCCCTCAAAGGTTTTCATTAATTCTTTTCTGGTTTCGTTTGGTACTTTTTGTTTACAATTCGAACATGCCATGGTATAATATATAAAATTTTAGACTATTTATCAACATGAAGCTAATAAATATTTTGAAAGAGATGAGTTTAGACACCTCTAACCTACCAGACGGTGGGGATTGCTTCGATTCTGCATTTGATTATATGGTTGAACATGGTACAACAAATAAAACCCTTAAATTGGTTCATAGTATAGTTTCAGGTCAAGGTAAGTTATCAGGTAAAAGATATACACATGCGTGGTGTGAGGACGACGATAACGTAATTGATACCTCTAATGGAAACAATTTCGAGGTAATTAAAATGTTATACTACGCAATCGGTAATGTAAACCCAAATCAAGGGAAATATTACGATTATAACGAAACCCTTCGTATGTCCACCAAGTACGGTACAAAAGGACCGTGGGAGATTGAAAACAAGGTTTATAACGAAAAATTCAATTCTAAGACAGGTTTTTACGATTAACGTTTTTTTTTCTCATTTTTTTTAGTTATATTTTCTTTATAACATATAAAATAAACACATGATTAGTTACATCGGAGGTAAAGCAAGAATTGGTAAGTGGATTACACCTTTTATTCCCACTGACATAGAAACCTATGTAGAGGGATTTTCAGGTATGTTTTGGGTCTTTTTTAATATGGACTTAGGAAAGTATCCTAACCTTAAAACGGTGGTCTATAATGACTTTAATAGACTAAACGCCAATCTAATGAAATGGTCTAAACAATATGATGTTTTACATGAGGCATTATCACACTACCCATGTCAACAGTTAGGGGTTGTGGATACACCACCAGAATACGCACAGATGTTTAATCAATATCAGAAAGAAGTTTTTAATCCTGAATTGGTTATCACTGAAGAGAATAGTTTAGAAGTGGCTTGCAAATACGTTTATGTGTTATGTCAAGTATTTTCGGGTTCTAAACCTGAAACCGCGGCTTATACTGATTACAAGGGTAAGTACCGTTGTAAGGTTCTTATCTTTATGGATAAATTAAAGAATCCAAAGTATCGTGAACATTTTGATAAGATATCATTTGTTGAGAATATGGATTTTCAATCAGTTGTTGAAAAGTATGATTCACCAAAAACATACTTTTATATGGACCCACCATATTGGAAAACGGAAAACTACTATTCAAATCACGATTTTGATGTGAATGATCACACAAGACTCGCTGATTGTATTAAAAATATTGAAGGTAAATTTAGTTTATCATATTATGATTTTCCTAAATTATCTGAATGGTTCCCTAAAGATGAATATAAATGGGAACAAAAAGATTTCGCTAAAGCGGCAGCTGCGAAAAAAGACGGTAAACAAAATATGGGAACCGAACTTTTAATCATGAATTATTAAAATTAGAACATGGAAACAAATTGGTACTTGGTAAAAGTTCTACCAGGAAAAGAAAGAACATTAGCGGAAGAATTTAATAAGTATATTTCATTAGGTAAAATGACTAATATCAATAGATTCGTTTGTCCAACCGAAAAAAATATAGTTGTTGTAAAAAATAAAAAAGTAATAAGAGAGAAAGTACTTTACAGTGGATACCTTTATTTTGAAACGGGTAAGAAATTAAACGAAGACGAACTAAAAACACTATCATTATTACCAAACATTATGGGTATGGGTGGAAGTAGAGTACCAATCGAATTACGTGATAGTGACATTAAAAGAATTTTAAAAGATGATACGTTAGAACAACACGTAGATTCTAAAAAATTGAAATACATTATTGGTGAAGCTGTTACAGTGGTTGAAGGTCCGTTTAATACATTCGAAGGAACAATTGCAGAAATCAATGGAGATAAAGTTTCAATTGAAATAAAAATATTTGGTAGAAATACGGCGGTTGAATTAACGTTAAATCAAATAGCAAAAATCTAATGGAATACTCACCTGAAGTTTTAATATATCTACAAACAGTAAAGAAATATTTCCAAACTAATCAAGAGGCAAGAGAATACTTTATTTCAAATTATAATGAAGATGTTTTCTTTAAGCACCTTTGTGAAATTTCCGAAAAAAACTTTAAACAAAACGGTGAAGTAATGTTAACTAAAGAACAATTTGAACTTCTTAGAAGAACATTACTCGCAATACAAATATCAACTGAAGAATTACCTGAAGAAACTAACAACATAGAAGATAATATTTTTATCGATATGAGAGGTTATGGAAAAATATGTCTTAACTAACTTCATTTTCTAAGAATTTTTTTTTATTATTATACTATGTCAAGAATACTACCAGAGAATTATCCTCTATATGATACTGTTTATGGAAGTGAGGTCCCAACAGAGCAATACTATGTTATATTGTTTGATAAATTACCATCAAAATTTGTAAATAATTTAAGTTACGACCCAACTATAAAAACACATTTTATAGAGAATGAAGGGTTTTTTGAGGAGTGTAATATTTTTTCATCAAATAGAAGATATGATTTATCATCACAATGTTTATTTGTTAATAAAGAAAAACAAATAATGATTAGAATAACAGGTAATGTTACTAAAGACAAAGACCCGTTAGTCCAATTAGATATTGTGTATGATATTAAGAACGGTAAGTTAGAGGAACAATTGAAAATGGATGAAATCAAAACTTTCGAAAGAAAGAAAAAGAAAGCAAACATCCAATTAGTAAAAAGTGAAATGGGTCATTTGGACACAGAAGAATATGACTTGTTTATCCAACCAATGGATTTGGAATTAAATTACGGTACCAACTTTAAAAGGGTACATGACGTGATTGTTGATAAATTAAATGAAACAAATGGTAAAGGAATTATTCTTTTACACGGGGACCCTGGCACTGGTAAGACATCATATATTAAACATTTAACCTCATTAATTAAAGAAAAGGATATTTTGTTTATTCCACCATCAATGGCGGAGATGTTATCCGAACCGTCTATCATTCCATTTTTAATGGACCACAAGAACTCAATTTTAATTATTGAGGACGCTGAGAGGGTAATTTCAGATAGAGAGGGGAATGGTTCACCTGCTGGAGTTTCGAACATCTTGAACCTTACAGATGGTATTTTAGGGGATTGTTTAAGTATTCAGATTGTGGCCACCTTTAATATGAAACGAGAGAAAATTGACCAAGCATTACTTAGAAAGGGTCGTCTAATTGCGGAACACAAATTTGGTAAACTGTCCGTGGAAGAATCGAACAATCTTCTAAAACATTTAGAAAAGGAACACGAAGTTTCCGAATCAATGAGTTTGGCTGATATATATAATATAGATGTCGAATTAATAAAAACATCAAATAAAAGTAAAATAGGATTTTAAAATATGGAAAACGTAACATCAGATAAAGTAAAAGAATTACAATCACAAGGAAATAAAGTTTTAGTAGACTATTGGGCTAAATGGTGTGGTCCATGTAAATCACTAATACCAAGATTAGAAGGTTTAGAATCACAATACCCAAATGTCACATTTGTAAAAGTAGATGTGGATGAAAATATGGATGCTGCTTTAGATATGGGTATTCGTTCAGTACCAACTGTAATTATTTACGATGGTGATAAATTGGTAAATCGTTCACAAGGAGCTCAACCAGAAGGATTTTATAAGGATATTTTAAATAATTTATAAATTATGAATAATATTGTTGTTTTTACTTTAAAAGGTTGCGGACATTGTGTGGAACTTAAAAAAGAATTAATTGTACGTGAAATACCATACAATGAAATCGAAATAAGTGAAAACGAGGAGATTTGGAATCAAGTGGTAAAACAAACAGGACATAATGCACTCCCAACCGTGTTTATAGGTCTCGAGGGGAATGAAAATGGTCCCGTTTTTGTTGCCGGTAGAGATTTTAAAGGTAAGGATGAGATTATCGAAATAATAAAAAAATACATATAAAATAAAAAAGGGACTAAATGTCCCTTTTTTTATGCGAAGAAGTAGAATAAAAGTATTTATGTAAAAGACTTTACTTTTACATGGCATTACAACAGATAAATTGGACCCAGATTGATACCGCAACCGTACCCTCAGGGTCGATTATTGATTTAGGGGCTGTTTCAGGATCATTACATGCGGTCTATGCTGATAATTTATATGTTTCAGGTTTATCCTTAACCGATTATATTAATCAAGCGGGTACAACTGAATTAAATTTATATACAGCATCGTTAAAGACTGCTATTGAAACCACCGGATCAAATTTAACGGTCAAAGGTAATCTTTTAGTTAAAGGAACAACAACCGCAGTTAACTCAACGACCGTAGCAATCGGTGATAATATCATCGAATTAAATGGTACTGAGGCGGTAAACGGAGGTTTATTAATTAAAGACCCAACAAACCCAAATAGAATTTCTGGTTCCTTATTATGGGACACCACAAACGATTATTGGATTGCGGGAGCATTAGGAAGCGAAGAAAAAATAATATTAATAAGTGAACTTAATAGTGCTACGTCATCATTATCTTCATCTATTAATACCCTATCAAGTTCGTTATCATCTTCAATATCAAATATCTCATCTTCGTTTTCAGCATCAATTACCTATTTACAAGACACAAATATTTGGCAACCGACGGGTTCGTTTTATGCAACAAATGAAAGTATTCAAATAACTGGTAGTGGTGCGTTATTAAATTCACCCGATGGTTCGGTTATTGGAAAATACGCATTAGAGGTTTCAGAATCAATACATGCCGCCAACATAAATGTCGGTAATCCAACATCAAACAATTGGCAAACAAGTTTAGAGGGTTCTTATTTTAATAATTTTAATTCAAATACAGATGTATCTGAAATATTAAGATTTATGGCGGGTTTACTATCCGCTTCAGCACCTGACGCTTCACCAAATACAAAGGGTTATAGTGGATACACAAAAAATAATGTAAACACAACTACAGGTACAGTTACCGCAGGTAGTATACCACAAAGTTCTACCAACACAACAATTACTTATTTACAAGAAAAGGGATTTGCAACAACAGGTTCTACAATTTTTAGTGGAATATCACCAATACAAACACAAACAAATTACGGTCACACATTTACAAGTGTTGCTTCAGGTAGTACAATAGTATCATCGTCTGTTGATTCACAACTATTTGGTTTAGGTACTTTAAGTAGCGGAACACCAACATCATTTAAAGTATCGGGTTCTTTTAATTTTAAATTTAAAAATAATAGTTCTAAGACAGATACCGCAACTTCAAGTTCACAAGCTATTATAACACAATCAGGTGCTGGTACAACAAGTGGAGTTTCATTAGCAAGAATAAACACAGCAAATAATGCGGTTATTCCACCGGCATATCAAGATGGTAAATACGCATCGATATTTTCACCTTCATTATATGGTGCAAGTAGTGATGTGAGTTCAAGTGGTTGGTATCACATATCAAGTTCAATTAGTATTGCGAGTGGATCAAGTCCATATACTACACCAATTGTTAATAATACGGAAGTATTTTACGCTCCATTATCGACAATATCAACAAATATACCGGCGCAAACACCAACATTTAGTGGTGTAAATGTAAATGCAATATCGGCAACTTCTCGTTCGTTAAGTGGAGCACCTTATTTAAGTTCTGCAACCTATACGATTTCGGGATCAATATTGGGAGTGTTTAATCCATTATATTATGCGGGTAGTGGTATTGTGACTATAACCGATTCGGATGCTTTAGTTAGTGAATCTGGCGGCATTTTAACAGTATCAACTGCGGGTGGAACAATACAAACGGCAAACGCGGTATTTGATTCTACAGGAACCACACCAAGATCAACAAGTACAGTTCCGTATGAAACTGACATTATTAAAGTTTATACAACATCATCATTTGCGCCTGGTACGACTGATGAAAACATAAATCAAACAGGTTTAGGAACAACATCTTTCTCCTTATATATAAACGCCTTAAATAAGGCGGGTTCCACAACAACAAACACATCAACGGTTTCATACCATACTGCAGGAAATTTTGGACAACCATCGGTAAGTGGTAGTTTAGCATACTACGGTAGAACACAAGGTGCCGATACCGCAACTGCTTTAGTTGAATCCTTTACTGGTGAAAATAATCGTTTAGTTTTAAATGACAATATACTTTCATTCACAGGTACTGCATGGACAACATCATTTGGTTTATATAATTTAGGTTCAACAGACTTACAAGTTAAACCTGGTTATTTAGTTAAGCCTGGCGGAACATACGGATATTGGTTGACAAACCCATCATCTGCAAGTGATTACAAATATTATATTCGTAAGTTCTCAACTACAGGAACCAAATCAACAATGACGTTAAATTTAGGTCAAACAATAGTTGGATGGGATACTACAACAAATAATTCGATAGGTGCGGTGATTTTATTTGAATCGTCTAAAAGTGGAGTTTATACACCACCGAGATTTTATGACCCTTCAAAAACAACATCAAATTTTGTTAATAATATAAGTGCAAATACAGATGGTCAAAATCCATTCGGTTCAACAATCGCACTTTACGGTAACACAGGAGGTTCATTATCAAGCACCACCTACACATTACCAATAAGAAATGCGGATGGTATGTTTATAAATGCATCATATGATGAAATTTATGTTTTAGTGAGATATAAAGGAGACCCAACACCAATAACAGGAATAACAGTAACTTTTAGTTAATAATTATATAGTAGATGGCAGCAATAGATAGTACAAAAAAATCCGCTAGGTTTCTCCAAGGTAGACGTTATACACACGACACATATACCGATGCTCAAGAAGCATTTACTTCGGTCTTGGATATTAATGCGGATGAAATTTATATTGACCAAGATTTAATACCAAGTAGTGGTTTACCATATAACAGTTCAGGTGATAATGGATTAGTTTACTCAAGTAACGGACAACAAGTAATGAAATATTACTACCGTTATAGAATGACTAAATCCGATTTAAATAACGAGGTTTGGTTTTTTACAAATCCAACAGGATCAACATCGGGTATTGGTGCACAATTAATAGATTCAGGTCAAGAGACCAATTTTATTTCACCGAAATATTCAGTTCCATCATTGGCAAATGCTAATACGGAAGATGCAACTCCGGGTTATGGTGTTAAAGTATTAATTGACGGAACACAACAATCTGTAAACAATTATGCATTTGACTATAAAACGGGAGTTTTACAATTTGCAACATCTGCGGTGGCGCCAACGGCTGGACAAGTTGTAACAATATCAGTTTATCAATATGTTGGTAGAACATTATCTTCACAAGTCGGTGGAGGAGGTTCTACGGTTTATGATATTTTTAAACCTACAGGTTCATTTTTTGCAACAACAAATGATTTACAAGTTACAGGTTCTTTAAAGATAACATCAGGTCCTGCTTTATTTGTTAGTTCAAGTATAACCGCAAACAATAGTGATTTATATCTTACAAGTGGTAGTGGTCTTTACATTAAAGATAACGCACTCGTTGATATTACAGGTTCTCTTAATATGTCAGGTTCCGTTGTTATTAAAGGAGACTTAACAGTTGAGGGAAAAACGACATTAATACAAAAATTAGACCCCAATATAGAATCTTTAGTGGTTTCTGGAGCCATGAGTATTGTACAAAATCAAATAAATTCACAAGTGGTTGCGGCTTCATTAACGATACAAAATCTTGGAACATGGGCTGATAGGTCAAATAATTCCATAATTGATTGTGGAGATGGCTTTTTCTAATTAAAAATAAAGTATTTATATAAAACAAAGTAAAGACAAAACATGGCACAAATAATTAAACACAGAAGAGGTTCGATATCAGCACTAAAAGATGTTTCTGCAAACATCGGTGAATTGGTAATGGGAACAGGTTCTATAGGAGATTTAAATGCTCCCGTACTATTCATCGGTGACACAGCAGTTGCGGGTGGGTATAAACCTGTATCTAAAATTTATCAAGGAACTACCGCACCTACAATTAGTGTTGGGTCTCACGGTTCGACTATGGACGGATTACCCTTCTACTCTACAGGTACAAAAACATTATACATTTTAGATAAAGGTGGTAATAGTGCCATTAACCTAACAGGTAACATTGAAGGAAATACAATTTCGGGAGTCACAATTAATAATTTAACAGGTACAACTATTAATTTATCATCAACTGGTACATCATTAAATATAACTGGTGATATTGTACAAACAGGTTCATTTTATACATCTGGTGATATTGTTTTAAGAGGTAATATTAATATTGGTGATAATTTAACAGGTGACACTTTGACTTTAAATAGTGAAATCAGTTCATCACTTATACCTGATGTTAATAATGCGTTTAACCTCGGTACTGCCGAAAAGAGTTGGGGAAATCTACATGTTAGTGGAACTGCATATGTTAATGTTTTACAAGCAAATCAAGTAAATTTCTCAGATTTGGGTATCCTAGAAGATTTATCTGTAAGTGGTAACACTTATTTAGGTAATGGTGGAGACATCTTAGTAGTTTCAGGTTCGGCATATTATGATAGTTTAACAAACAATAGAGTTGTTATTGCAGGTACTAACGGACTATTAGAAGACGATGCAAATTTTACATTTGACGGAACAAAATTAAGTGTTGGCGCTGGTGACTTTGAAGTTGATGTTTTAAGTGGTGACACAAGAATGTCAGGTTCGTTATTGGTTAAAAATGGTGCTACGGTAACAGGTTCATTTAAATTAAATGATAGTGCCACTAACTTTAGTATTGTGGGTAATGGGTTTGGACAAACAAGTTTAATATCCCCAGATGGTGCAATTGTAATGACACCTGGATTGTATGGTGTTCAAATAAATGGTGCAAACCCTGATTTAAGTGTAAATGGTAGTGAGTACCTTAATGGTAATTTATTTGTTGGTGGAAGTGGTAAAGTAACTGGTTCATTTGAAGCGGTTGGAGCAACAAGTTTAGATTCAACTTTAACTGTTACGGGTTCTGCAACCTTAAAATCAACACTACAAGTAAATTCAACATCGGAATTAAAAGGTGCGGTTACCGCGAATTCAACCTTAACGGTTACAGGTTCTGCAACATTTAAAGATAATGTAAACGTATCTGGAGATACCATAACAATTGGCTCTGAATATGTGAATACAAATTTATTTGTTGGTGGTAATGGTAAAGTAACGGGGTCGTTTGAGGTAGTAAGTTCCACAAATTTAGATGATACGTTAACAGTATCGGGCTCAGCAACATTTAAAAGTACATTAAATGTAACAGGAGCAACAACAATTGATGGTTTAACAACAATTAACGATAATGCGGTTGTAAATGGTGTCTTAACCGTAACAGGTAACACACAATTACAATCTAATTTGTATGTATCAGGTAATTTAGAAGTATTAGGGTCATCAACAAATGTAACAATACAATCACAAACTGTAGAAATTGACGATAACATCATTAGAATGAACGCATATTCTCCTTTCTTGAGATATGCGGGTTTTGAAGTAATGGATTCAGGTTCGTCAGGTGTTTCTTCATCAATGTTATGGGATTCACAAAATGATTATTGGTTATTAACAAATCAAAATGGTTCTGGTAGTAAGTTTATTGGTACAACATTCGGAGCACAAGGTTCTGAAGTTAGTTTAACAAGTGGAACAATACCAAAAGCAACATCCACAAACACGGTTGGTGATAGTTTATTAACAGATAACGCAACAACATTAAGTTATAATACCAATAAATTTCAAGTAACTGCGTCAGATGGTGCAACTTTAATTGCTGGTAACGTAACTGTAAGCGCTGCCGGTGGTGCAGATGCAGGAAGTAAAACATCTGCAATTGTTTTCAGAAACTCATCAAATGTTTTAGGATATGTTTCAACAACTGAATCAACAGATGTTCTTGATGGAATTTTAGGATATAAAAATTCAGATGGAGCTCTTAAGTTCTCAACCGTAATTGACGGAGGAACATATTAATATGGTTTAAAAATAATAAAATAAAGGGAGGTCTAAAAAACCTCCTTTTTTTATTTATTTAATCCTACTTTTTGTGTATTTATAGTTAAGACCTATATAGGTCAATTAACCGTGGTACATACCACAAATCATAGGAGAGAACATATATATGTCACAAATAGTAAAACTGCGTAGGAGTAGTGTACCCGGTCAAAAACCCACTAACTCAAATTTACAATTAGGCGAATTAGCGTTAAATACTAGTGACGGTAAGGTTTACATGTCCAAATCTGGTTCTCTCGGACCATCAGTTGAGGAATTAATCTCAACAAACACGGTTAATACAGGTTCAGTTAATATTAGTGGTAGTTTCAATTTAGAAGGTAATCAAAGCATTACTGGTTCATTATTAATTGGTACAGGGTCATTTCATCCAAATAATCCTGAAATATTACACGTACAGAATAGTGGTAGTATTAATATTGCACATTTCCAAGCCAATAATGAATCTTATGTACAGATAAACGTTAAAAATACAAATTCAGGAACAGGATCTAGTGGAGATATAGTTGTAACCGCAGACAATGGTAATGAAGGGATTCATTATGTTGATATGGGTATAAACTCATCAACATATAATGCTGGTTATGTTGGATATGCAAATGATGCATATCTTATAAATGCGGGTAAAGATTTATATGTCGGTACTTTAGGTGGAATTAATCATCCATCAAATGTTAAATTATTTGCACAAAACAATTGGGAAAATCCACAAATTGAAATTAGTGGATCAAAACAAATTTCATTTAATACAGGTTCGGTAAGTAGTGGATACACATATGAATTTAGTGGTAGTATAAAGGCTGACCATAATTTAAATGTTGTTGGTCATGTAACTGCTAATCAATTTACTGGTAGTGCACTTGGTTTAACAAACGTACCATTTCATATTACAGGTTCAGATGTTGAGGGTAACACATATAACAAACAATTTACAAAATTACAATTTGACGATAGTACAGGATTAAATGTTAGTGAATCAGTTCCTGGAACTGCGTTCATATCGATTGGTTCACACTTTAAAGATATTTTTGTTTCGGGTTCACCAATATTAAGTGCAACTGGTTCAGATGCATTTGAAATTATACCATTAGGTGGTATTCAAGTGACAACGTCAATCACAGATACAAATGCTAATGGTTATGTTAAAGAACTAACAATCAGCGCTGCGAGTTTATCCTCCTCATTAAATAATAGAATTGATATTATAACAGGTTCCTTAGATGGTATAATAAATTCATTTGAAATATTTTCAGGTTCTCTTAATACATTTACATCAAGTGTTGTTTTAACATCACAAACAAGTTCAATGAATGTTTTAAGCGCATCATACGCATTAACTGCGGCGTTCGCATTAAATGCTGGTGCGGGTGGTACTGGTGGAGGAGCTGCTATTGGATCGTATAATTCATTGATTGTTACAAGTGCGGCAAGTACTTGGAGTTTTCAACATAATACAGGTCAAAAATATCCAATATTTCAAGTATTCGATAATAATGGTTATGTGGTTATACCAAGTCAAATTAGAGCAATTGATGACGACAATGCTGAAATTATTTTCCCAAGTGCACAAACAGGTAGAGTTATTGCTTCACTTGGAGGAGGTAATGGAACAACATTACCATTCACGAGTTCATCTTTATGGACGGTTAATCACAATTTAAACACAGACTATCCGGATGTTACAATTTGGGACTCAAATAGAAATATAATTTTCCCAAATAGAATTGAATCGGTTAATAGTAACCAAGTAAAAATATATTTTAGTCAGGCAATATCTGGACACGTAAGTTTATCAAGAGGTGGTCATATTGTAAGTGGAAGTGGTGCAATTGGATTAAGTGATATTACTTGGGCAAACTTATTAAACAAACCATCAGGTTTAGTTTCGGGTTCATCACAGTTAACAGGTTCATACGATACTCGTTATGTGTTGAGCGGTTCAATTACACAAACAACTTGGGATAATATTGCAAACAAACCGAGCGGATTAATATCAGGTTCGGTACAAGTAGAATTAACAGGAACAACAGGTTATTCAACATTTAGTAGTTCAATAAGTTCATCAATAGGTTCTTTATCTTCATCTGTTGCAACAACAACAAGTGGATTAACAAGTACAATTACAACTTTAAGTTCTTCATTATCTGGTTCGATTGATAGTTTAAGTTCTAGTGTTGCTTCAATTAACAACACACAAAATGGAAGATTAGATTCACTTGAAACTGCAAGCGGTAGTATTAGAACAGATTTTAATTCTTTTACCTCATCATATACAACAGTATCAGGTTCATTAGATTCAAGACTTGATGTTCTTGAAGCATATAGTGGTTCACAATTGGTACCATCATCATCAATGTCATTTAGAACATTGGAAACCAGTGTATATTGTAAGAATATAACGGGTGTTCAAATTAATAAAGGTACCGTTGTTAGAATTGTTGGTTCGGTGGGTGATAATCCTTTAATCGCACCGGCTAGTTTACTTACTGAAGGGAGTTCAGCAAATACTTTGGGTATTGCAACACAGAATATACCAAACGATGATTTTGGTATGGTAATTACTGAAGGTATATTAATTGGTGTTAACACTAGTGGCATGACCGCCGGTGATTTATTATATCTAGGTGCAAACGGTACTTTTACAACAAGCCCACCAGCCGCGCCAAATCACGGTGTTCGTCTTGGAGAGGTATTAAGAGTTCAACAAAACCAAGGTTCAATTTATGTTCGTGTTGATAATGGAATTGAATTAAACGAGGCTCACGATGTAATATATTCAAGTATTAGTCATGGTGACTTATTAATTAGAAGTGGTAGTGTTTGGAAAAATAGTAAATCATTAGAAGGTAATTATGTTGTTACAGGTAGTTTAACAATTACACAAAATCTAACAGTATTAGGTTCCTCATCAATAACATATGTAACATCATCACAATTACAAGTTGCCACTTCAACAATCTCTGTCAATGTTTTCGAACCAGCAGAAAGATTTGGTGGACTAAAAGTTTATGATAGTGGTAGTTCATCTGCAACAGCATCATTATTATGGGATAGTTTACATAACCATTGGGTTTACCAAAATGTTAGTGGTTCAAACTATTCTGGTGGTATGTTGATTGCTGGTCCAAGAAATACAGGTTCATTAGGTGATGAGCCTAATTTAATTAACGGTAGAATTGTAAAATCTGTTGGTGGTGACCATATTGATAATTCAATAATATCAGAAACGGGTACCACAATAACAATTGCTGGTGATTTGGTTGCTAATTCGATTACTGGAGCGTTCGATTACTTTGGTTTAGTTAATAGACCAACATTAGTTTCTGGCTCATCACAAATTACATATTCAGGTTTAACAGGAATACCATCAGGTATTGTAAGTGGTAGTGAACAATTAACAGGTTCATACGATACGAGATACGTTCTTAGTGGAAGTATAACACAAACCACTTGGGATAACATCGCATCAAAACCAAGCGATATTGTTTCAAGTAGTAATCAAATAAGTGCATTTGGATTTTTAGAAACGGGTTCATTCAATACGTATACATCAAGTAATGATGGTAGAGTTTCTTCATTAGAAAGTAAAACTGGAAGTTATGCAACAACAGGGAGCAATTCATTTATAGGTACTGAAAATGTAACAGGAAGTTTAATTGTTTCAAGTTCTTTAAATGTAATTGGTACTCAAAATGTTACAGGTAGTTTAATTGTTTCTAATTCTTTAAAAGTAATTGGAAATGAAAATATAAATGGTAATTTATCAGTTACAGGTAGTGTTGTTATATCAGGTTCATTGGATTTATCTAATGCAAATATTGATAATTCAAGATATCTTTACACACAAACAACAGGTTCAACGACTTGGACAATAGTTCATAATTTAAATTATGAATATCCAAACGTAACAGTATATGATTCAGATAATAAAGTTATGTTACCTGCGGATGTTACATCCATAGATGCAAATACAACACAAGTTACATTTGCAACATCTGAAAGTGGACATGCTTTAATTTCAGTTGGTGGTATATCAACAAGTACTGCTGATAGATTTTTATACACTGCGTCATCCGCAACAAGTTCATGGGTTATCGACCACAACATTGGTTACAAATATGTAACCGTTAATGTTTATGATGGTGCGGATGAACAATTGATACCACAAAAAATAACCGCTGTTTCTATTAACAGAACACAAATTGATTTTGCAGCACCAACAACAGGTAATGCAATTATAACAGTAGGTGGTCCTCGTTCAACATCATTGTTTGTACAAAGTGGTTCATTCTACAATGCAACAACTAACATTGGTATCACAGGTTCATTGGTTGTAACAGGTGATGTGGATGCTAATAATTTCAACACAACATCTGATAAGAAATTAAAAACAAATCTCGTTAGAATTGAAAATGCACTAGATAAAATTGAAAAATTAAATGGTTACACATTTGATTGGTTAGAAGAATATAGTGAAGATAGAACAAGACAAATCGGAATGGTTGCCGATGAGGTATATGAAGTACAACCAGAATTGATATCACATAGAAATATTGTTTTATCAAACAAAGAAGAAAAAATAAAATTATTAGACTACTCTAAAGTGACTGCAATATTAATTGAAGCATTTAAAGAGTTGAATGATAAGGTTACAAAATTAGAAAATAAAAAGAAGAAAAAATGAGAATAGACGGACCTCAAATTACAGGTAGTTTTAATTTAAATGGTGATGCTATTGCTGATTTAGATGCTTTAGTAACCACGTCGTCATTTAACATGATGACAGCGTCAATGGCAACAACAGGTAGTAACTTATTTAAAGGAACTCAGACAACATCTGGGTCAATAGTACCATCAGTTAATAATACATACGACTTAGGTAGCCCAACACATCAATTTCGTCACGTCTATATCTCAACAGGTTCGTTATATATTGATGGAACAAAAGTATTAGGTTCAACAAGTTCTGAATTACAAATCACAACAGATGTTGGACAATCATTTAAAGTATTAGAGACAGGTGCCGACACAATCACATTACAAAGTAATGATGGAAATGTTACATTAACGTCAACAGGTGGTGGTGACATCGTTATGGACCCAAGTACTGGTGTTATTGGTTTAAAAGGAACTGTAACAATTTATACGGGAAATAAAATTACATCAAGTGATGGTAACGCAATTCAATTCGGTAATGGTATTGCCATTACTGGTAGTATTGTAGCAACAAGTACAAATTTAATTACAGGTAGTGGACAAATTAGTAGTTTAGGATTTGCAACAACAGGTTCAAATACATTCAATGGTAACTTAACTGTTACAGGATATATAGATGCTCAAGAATTAAGAACAACGTATATTAGTAGTTCAATATTATATCGTTCAGGATCAACAAAGTTTGGTGACGAAAGTTCAGATACACATTCATTCACAGGTAGTTTATCTATAAGTGGAAGTTTAAGTGCACCGAATTCTAATTTGGTGTCAGGTTCATCACAAATAACATATAGTGGATTAAGTGGGGTACCAAGTGGTATTATTAGCGGTAGTGCTCAAGTTGATGTGATGTCAACAACAAACATCGCAAGACTTGCCACAACAGGGTCAAATGTATTTACCGGAGCATTAACTGGTACAAGTGCAACATTTAGCTCAAATTTAAAAGTAGGAGGGGCTAACGGTAATTTTTTAATAGATAGTTACACCACATCAAAAATAGGAATAAGGTCTTGGACTGATATTTCAGGTACAACAAATAACTTTTTTGTACAAAATAGCGCAAATTATAATTATGGTATTGTGGGTGTGGTTTCTGCTTCGGGTACAGCAACAGGTGACGTTTATGGTTTAGGATACAGTCCTTCCGCGGGAACATCAATGACACCGGTGATTAATTGGACAAGTAATGGTAAAGTAGGTATAGGAAATACAGACCCATTAAGTCCTTTACACATAGGAGGGGCGTTAGCGTCAAGTGGAGATGCTGCAGCAATAACGTTAAAACAAACGGGAACAAATGAAACAACAGGCATTTATTTAGAAAGAAGTGGTGAAAGAAAAGGATATGCCATTTATGTTGGAGGTAGTCTTGATAGTTTAGTTTTTCAAAGAAATAATGCAGGAACAAAGTCAGATGTATTGACTTTAACAAGAGACGGAAATGTTGGAATTAACCAATCAGACCCAACAGGTTTAGGTGGACCATCACTTGTTGTAGCTGGAAGTGGATATCCCGAAGTTATAGTTGAAAAAACAGGAGCAAATGCACGAAAGTGGGGATTTACTGTGGGGAGTGACGGAAGTTATTTGCTTAGAGATTACACTTCGGGAGCGAATGTTTTTACAGTTAATACCTCGGGCGTGGGTAATTTTAATAGTGCTATAACAGTTGGTGGAAACACTGTATGGACATCGGCGAATGATGGTTCCGGTTCTGGATTAGATGCGGATTTATTAGACGGAAGAGATAGTAGTGGTTATATGACACAATCTCAAGGGGGTATAGAATTTCAACAAGGTTCTTATACAGGTTGGTATAAATTGGCAAGAAGTTCACAAGCTGTTAGTGGTGCGGGTTTAAGAGGTAGTTTTAAAATTATTGTGGCGGCAACAGGTAACTATCTTACACCATCACAAGATGAAATTACAGGTTTTAAAGATTGGACTACTAATGCAACTATTAGTAGTATTGCTAGTAGTGCGGATTCAATATTTCAAAATTATAGAATAACTTATGACGCCGATTATTCATATTTAGAAGGATATGTTAGTTATTATTTTGGTGGTGGTCAAAGTATAGTTATTAATTCTTATGTTAATGGTTTAAATGGTTTGACTTGGAGTCCATACACAGGAACAGTACAGGCAAGTTCTACATCAAATGGTGCGGTGAGTATTGGTAAAGTTAATAATGGATTTACGGTTCCATATCTTAGAAGTGCTGGAGGAGTTAAATTTGGTTCTGGTTCAAGTACATTAAACTATTATGAAGAAGGAACATTTACCCCAAGTAATTTAAACTCAAATATGAGTTCAGTAACCCCGACTTGGGGTAGATATGTTAGGGTAGGTAATCAAGTAACAATAAATGTTAGATGGACCGTAGAACCAGGAGGTACTGGACAAAAATATATTGTATTCAATTTACCTTTTGCATTTAATAACACAAGTAATATTTCTTATACGGGTGCAGTTTCTAACTACAATAGTGGATTATCATCAAATTCATCAAACGTGGGTACATCAGTTAGAAATTCAAGTAGTAGTGATACTCAGCAATATGTTGAGGCGGTATTCACAACAAATGCGTCAACTACAATGCTTTTTTCAATGACATATTTTACATTCTAATAAATAAAAAAATAAAAATTAATACAAAATGGCTTTAACTGAAACAACAAAAGTAGACCAAATAGAAGTAGTGGGAGATTACACCATCCAAGTTCGTACAGCAACTATAATTGAAAAAGATGGGGTAGAAATTTCAAAATCTTTTCATAGACACATAGTATCTGCGGGAGATGATGTGACAAATGAAGACCCTAAGGTTCAAGCAATAGCTAATGCAATTTGGACAGAGGAATTAATTTCACAATATCAACAATCATTAAGTGATAGTGTAAGTAATCAACAATAAAACTATTTATAATCAATGGCAAACGGAGCATTTAAATTTAAAGATAATTCAGGTAATGTAGTATCATTTATCTCAGGAAGTGGTTCAAATATATCATTTTCAGGAGGTACACTCGACCTATCAGGAATGACAGGATTAACATTGGGTAACCTAACTCTAAGTGGTACAACACAGAACGCAATATCAGCTTCACATGCTGCAAGTTATCTATTAACATCTTCGTTTAATACATATACGGGTACAACAAATACACTTATTGGTACTCTACAAACAAGTACGAGTTCGTTAAATAGTTTTACATCATCAACAAACACTAGATTAAATTCCATTGAGGGTGTGAGTGGTAGTTATGCAACAACTGGTTCAAATCAATTTAAAAATGACCAAGTTATAACTGGTTCATTAACTGTTACAGGATTTATTGAAACTCAAGAATTAAGAACAACTTATATTTCTTCATCTATATTATATAGAAGCGGAAGCACAAAATTCGGAGATGAGTTAAGTGATACACATGCATTTACTGGTAGTTTATTGGTAAGTGGATCAATTAGCGTTCCTGGTTCTAATTTAATATCAGGTAGTGCACAAGTTGATGTTATGTCAACAACAAACATCGCAAGACTTGCCACCACAGGATCGAATACATTTGTAGGTAATCAAATTGTTAGTGGTAGTTTTAGGGTAAGTGGGTCAATAGAATCATCTTTTGATAATTTAGGAACAGAAGGTGGACAATTAATTTTAAGAGGACCAGTTAATAGATATAACGTAGATAACTGGAGTGGAAATGCGTTAAGAATTTTCAGAGAAGATGATGCCACTGCAGCTAATGGTAATGTTATAATTTTTGCAAGCGGTAGCGGTCAAGTTGGCATCAATAAAAACTCAACAAACGCAACATTAGATGTTAATGGTAATGCATTAGTTAGTGGTAGTTTAACAACAACAGGTAATGTTAATGTAAACTCAGACGGTATTGTAATTAATAGAAGCACATCCGGAGAACCTTATTTATTTTTTAGAAAAGATGGTATCAATAGAGGGTCAATATATGGTGCCGATAACACATCTGGATTTAGATTTTTTGTTGGGGACTCAAATTTAACATTAACGTTAACATCTGGTTCCGCAACAATAACCGGTAACTTAACAACAACAGGAACAATAAACGGATTATCATTACCAAATGATTTATTCGCTCAACAATTTTTATTAATGGGATCATAAAAAATTTAAAATATGCCAGCAACTTATAAAGTATTAGGTCAATCAGCACCTTCAGCAACAACAGCAACAACACTATATACAGTACCATCAAGTACTTCAAGTATAGTGTCAACATTAACGGTATGTAATAGAGATAGTTCATCGGGAACTTTTAGAATTGCAGTTAGACCATCAGGTGCGTCACTTGCAAATCAACACTATATTGTGTATGATTCAACAATTGCTGCAAATGATACTGTAACATTTACATTAGGAATAACTTTAGCAACAACAGATGTGATTACCATATATGCAAGTTCTGCAAATATGAGTTTTAATGCATTTGGTTCAGAATTAACATAATATATGGGAATAAAATCAATAAAACAACAAGGACTAATTGGTTTTGATGCTACAGTATTAAAATCCCAAGGTCTTAAGGCAATTGGTGGTACCGTAACCGAATTGGGAAACTATAGAATACACACATTTACAAGTAGTGGACAGTTTACCATTTTAGACCAAAATTTAAATGTTGAGTATCTAATCGTTGGTGGTGGAGGTAGTGGTGGTAACTGTCAAGGTAATAGTGGTACACCTGCCGGCGGAGGAGGTGCTGGTGGAGTTTTAATTGGTTCAACAATATTAAATAGACAACCTTACACCATATCTATAGGTGCTGGTGGTACGTCACAAACAACAACTGGATTGGCGGGAATTAATGGTTCAGATACCACTGCACTTGGATTAACAGCATATGGTGGAGGTGGAGGTGGTGGAGATGACGTAAATTCACCATTCGGTACCGATGTTCCTGCGAGAAGAAGAGGTAAATCGGGTGGTTCAGGTGGTGGAGGAAGTAATCAGGACCCACCCCCGGCAGAACCTATTTTTGGACAAGGAAATTACGGAGGTTCAAGTGAATATTGTGCAGGTGGTGGAGGTGCTGGTGAAAGAGGAAATGGGGCATTTTATAATACGTCAGGTGGAACGGGAGGTAATGGTATAACATGTTCAATTAATGGAACAACAACAACATACGGTGGTGGCGGTGGTGCTGGAGGTTCGGTATCACAAGGTTCAACAGGAGGTCCTGGTGGAACAGGTGGTGGAGGTGCTGGTGCTTCAAGAATTGGTTCTGGTGTGGTGTCAAATGCCACTAACGGAAGTACAAACACCGGAGGAGGTGGTGGTGGAGGTGCTGCGAATGGTGGTACCACATCTAATTCAGGTGCTGGAGGTTCGGGTATTGTTATTATCAGATATCTTAAAGATAAAGATAAGTCAACAACATTTACAACAACAAAACCAATAATAAATGATTTGGTTTTAAATCTTGACGCAACAAATCACACAAGTTTTCCAGGAACATTACAAGTTGAATATGTGGTAGTCGCCGGAGGTGGTGGTGGAGGTGTAGATAGAGGTGGTGGCGGTGGTGCTGGTGGATATCGTTCATCTGTTAAAGGTGAAAATTCAGGGACGGCAACACAGGCAGAACAAACTCTAATTTTACAACCAGGAACATCATATACAGTTACAATTGGTGCGGGAGGTTCAGGTGCCGTAGGCGGAAATGGGATTCCAACAATCGGTAGTAATAGTGTTTTCGGATCAATTACTTCACACGGCGGAGGTCGGGGTTCAACATATCCAACAGATTTAAATAATTTTTATAGAATCCCATCTGCAGGTGGTTCAGGGGGAGGTGGATTTCATAGTAACACATCACCAAGTGATATAGGCGGAAAAGGATTTCCCGGTCAAGGTGGTAATGGTGGAACAAGACCCGATAATAGTAGGTCAGGAGGTGGTGGAGGCGCATCAGGTGATGCCACCAATCAAGACGGATCTGCTGGTTTAACAACAAATATATCAGGAACTCCAGCAACATATGGTGGTGGAGGTGGAGGTGCTGCAACTAGCACAAATACACCAGGAACCGGTGGTGCTGGTGGTGGTGGAAATGGTAAAAATGGTGATAATAATAGTGCGGGAGATAATGCGACCGCAAACACTGGTGGCGGTGGTGGAGGAGGAACCGGCGGTGGTGGAGGCGGTGGTGGTAACGGTGGTTCTGGAATCGTTATTATAAGATATCCAGGAATACAAAGAGCGTTGGGCGGTACTGTAACAAGTTCTAATGGTTATACTATTCACACATTCACATCTTCAGGAAGTTTTACAACATACAAAGATTGGGATAATAATAGAAACTACGTTTGGAATGATTTAAGTACGTACAAAAATCACGGTGTATTAATTGCAACGGGAACAACATTTGATGCGACAGATGGTGGAGTAATAAAATTTGATGGAGTTAAAACACAAATACTTAACATACCAGTCACACATAGTCATCTAAGTAGTAGTGCGATTGAAGTTATATTCAAACCAACAACAAATAACACAAGAATGAGTTTGGGTGGTTATAGACACAACGGTGGATACAGTAATGGTACAATTGGTTGGTTATATATTCGTGAGAACAATGAAATATGGGCTTCTGTAATTACCGCGGCTCAAGTTTATGTTATTGCGTCCACAACCACAACAATTAGTTTAAATCAATATCATCATGTTGTGTTTAACAAAAACACATCAACAGGACTTATGGAGATATATTTAAATGGTACATTATCCGCAACTGCAAACTTTGATGTGGCAACATATGCACAATGGACATCTGCCGGTTCTTATATAGGGTCCAACATAATTGACATTGGAAAAAGTTTCAATACAAACTCAGGACAAAACTGGAATTTAGATTTCTTTAAAGGTGATATGCCTTTATTCAAATTATATAGTAGAGTTATGAGTGCTACTGAAGTTTTACAAAACTATAATTCATATAAAAATAAGTACGGATTTTAATAATTAAACATATGGCACATTTTGCAAGAATTAATGAAAATAATATAGTTGATGAAATCATTGTAATTAGCAATGAGGATTGTCAAAATTTAGATTTTCCTGAAAGTGAATCTATAGGACAATCATTTATTACATCAATTGGACTAAATGGTAATTGGAAACAAACATCATATAATGCTAATTTTAGAAAAAAATATGCGGGTATTGGTGACACATTCGATGAAACAAGAAATGCGTTTATCACATCAAAACCATTCACTTCTTGGGTATTAAATGATGAAACGTGTATTTGGGAGGCCCCGACACCAAAACCAGAAGATGATAAAATATACAGATGGAATGAAGAAACTCTATCTTGGGTTGAATATGTTGAAGAGTAAAACTATTTATTAATATGGCATATAGAATACAAAAACAATTCGTACCAGTAGATACCAATAATGGTGATCCAGATTGGGCAAAAAGACAAATATGGGTGGCAAAATTAAACGCAGAAGATACTGTGGATGATTTCGACACCTTAGAAGAAGCCGAAACCAAAAAGGTTGAATTAGAAACTGCTGATCCATCTGGTAGAGTTTACAGAATTGTTGAGATCTAATCAATCAATTGGACTATTTATTTACATATGAAAGTCCATAATCTCGTAGTAACAGGTTCTCTCCAAAGTGGTGGAGAAAACATCACATCCATATCGTCATCCGTAGCATCTACGGTTACAAACGTATCATCTTCCGTATCGGCAAGTATTGGTCAATTATCATCATCAATGGCGTCATCTATGACAAGTTTATCTTCGTCATTGACCGCAAGTATGGGTAGTTTGTCATCTTCGATGGTAACCACAATGAATAGTTTATCATCATATATGGCAACCACTGGTTCAAATATATTTGTTGGTAATCAAACAATATCGGGTTCAATTGTACCGGCCGTTAATGGTGCTTATGATTTAGGTTCATCAACACACGAATTTAGACACTTATACTTATCATCTGCGTCGTTATATATCGATGGAACAAAGGTATTAGGAAGCACAACACAAGAACTTCAAATCACAACCGATAGTGGGCAATCATTTAAGATATTAGAAGCAGGTTCGGATACAATTACATTACAATCTGCGGATGGAAATATTACACTTGCAACATCAGGTGGTGGTGACGTAATATTGGACCCAACAAGTGGTATTATTGCACTTAAGGGAACAACAACATTATATGCTGGTAATCGATTATTATCATCTGATGGAAACGCAATTCAAATTGGTAATAGTGCAACGATAACAGGTTCATTAATTGTAACTGGATTTATTGAGACACAAGAATTAAGAACAACATATATTAGTAGTTCAATTTTATATAGAAGTGGTAGCACTAAGTTTGGTGACGAGTTAGGTGACACACATTCATTTACAGGGAGTTTAACCGTTAGTGGAAGTGTTAGTGTACCTGGTTCGGGATTGGTCTCAGGATCATCTCAAATTACATATAGCGGATTAAGCGGTGTACCAAGTGGTATTATAAGTGGTAGTGCACAATTACCATCGGGATTGGTATCGGGATCATCACAAATATCTTTTGGTTCTGTAAGTGGTGTTCCATCAGGATTGGTTTCAGGTAGTTCACAAATCACATTATCATCTACAAGTGGATATAGTTCTGTTTTAAACCAAGCGGTTTTAACAACTTCATCACCAACATTTTCAGGACTTACAAACAATTCCACATACTCACAATCAACAACGTCAACACAACCTGTGGCGATTTATGGTGATAGTGGAGATACAAATGGATTATTTAGAATTCAAATGGATAGTATTAGTGATTCATTTGGAACGGGAGCAAGAACATTTTTAGGTGATGGTGGTATTGATATATTCTTAGGCACTAGCAATAGTTCATACACACCAGGAAACACGTACATCGCATTAAATCATGGTGGTGAAATTTCTATGGGTGCGGGTTCTGCAACTAAACATTTTACATTATCAACTGGAGGTACTGCAACATTTTCTGGAAGCATGGGTGTTGGATATAGCTCACCGGCTTATCAATTACAGGTTTTAAATACAATCGGTTTAAGAGCAAATAGTCAAAATTTTCAAGCAATAAAAGGTACGGGTTGGGGTTATAGTCCCGGTTCTTACAGAGTTGTTATGTTAGGAGACAGTGATATTGCTAATTTTACAACCGTATCAATTGGTTATGATCCATCTGGAAATTCGAATGGAGCATTTAATGGTAATGGTACTGAAGTTTTATTTAGAAATGGTGCATCTTTTGCAACACCAACATCAGGAAATACCTCATTTCATTTAAATACATTTGTAATGAAAGATGGTAAAATTGGTATTAGCACTGATAGCCCATCAAAATTATTAACAGTTAACTTTGGAACTGGCATTAGTGATGGTTTATTAGTAACTGGTTCACAAAGACAAGAGACAAGATTTAAATCAAGCGGAGAACACTCAAACGTATTTATCGATTCCGCACATTCAAACATTTATTTACCAACATTAGGTTTATATAGAAATGGTACATCACTCGGTGAGGTTAAATTACAAAGAGCAAGTAATAGTGATGCGTTAGGTAATTTTACAGAATCTGAAATGATTGTTGGTACAACAACAAACACACCACTTTCATTGAAAGTTAATGAAGAAAGACTTGTTATTCTTAGTAGTTCATCTATTAGAATTAAATCAACAGTTCTACCAACAGCTGATGCAACATACAATTTAGGTTCAACATCATTAAGATGGAATAATCTTTATACAACTGACTTACATTTATCAAACGAAGGAAAACAAAACGTTGTTGATGGAACTTGGGGCGATTGGACATTACAAGAAGGAGAAAATGATATCTATATGTTGAATAATAGAAGCGGTGAGAAATTTAAAATAAAATTAGAAAAAATAATAGAATAAAATGGGAGTATTATCAAGTTCAGGTTTACCTATCGGTTTTATGCAAATTCAAATACCAATTGTACAACATGCTTCTACAACAGTTGGTACTGTAAGTTTAAATCCAAGATATAATAATTCAACAGCAGATACTAAATTATTTGATTCGGCTGGAGATTATGCACCATCCGCCGCTGCGGGAGGTAATGCTTATGTTGATTTAGCATTACCAATGTTTCCACATCATGGTACTTGGTATAATAACACACACGATAGTAATTCTGGTAGAAGAAATGGTAATGCGGGAACTGCAATAGGGGATATAAGTAGAGTTTCTTTATGGGCACAATTAGGTGTTGGTGATAGTCCACATCCTGGTTTTAATTATTCATATGCGCACATTGCTATGTTACATAATTCCGCAGGTGCTTATCACTCATATCAAACAACAAATTCACCCTCACCAAATTATAGTGAACCAAGAACATTAGATGGCAGTAATAGTTTAAATTCTTTTGCAAACTTTAGAGTTAGTGGTCAATTTTATGCTGGTGGTGCTTATGGTGGTTGGTATTGTTTGGCTAATCATGTTGGTGGATTATTTGCGAATTCCGACACTATTAGAATAATAAACTTGGGTGGAAATACAGATGAGCGTAGTAGATTAAGAATTATTGATTTAGTTTATATAATACATGGTAGATTGGGTTCTACTGGTGGTTAATTTTAAAAATATATTAATATGAAAATTATAGAATTTGGAAATTGTGTTTGGAATGGTCCAAAAGAGAATAAAGGAATACATTGTAAAAATGATTTTGATAAATTAAAAGAAGTTTATGATTTTACACAAAATCCACCTGTTTTAGTTTATACAAAAACAGATGAAGAACTATACATTGAATGGGAACAATCTGAAATAAATGAATTTGCTCAAAAACATATTTTCAAATATTATCCATCTTGGAAACAATCTAATATTCTTAGAGAAAATGACACAGAAAAGGTTACAAAAATGGGTGTTTTTATCGATGCTGTAAGAGATTGGTCAAATCAAGAGAATCCAAACCCTTGGGATGATTCGTTAGAACTCATTATACCTTAAATAATATCGACCCATAACCGAATCCCTAAGTATTTATAGTTAAACTATAAATTAATGGAATTTTACGGTTCAATTGACTCGGTTTCAGGCTCGATAACAGCTTCCGTCTTTACAGGTTCATTCAAGGGAGACGGTGGTAATTTATATAACATCCAAGCATCGGGTGTTACAGGTCTAAACCTATCACAAATAGCAAGCGGAAACGCCACAGCATCAATTTCATCAACGGGTTTTACCGTTAATAAAAATACCCAAATTCAAGGTGATTTATCCGTTACAGGGTCAATTATTGCAACCAACTATATTGTAAGTTCATCTGTAACTTACATGACCACAAGTTTTGCTAGTGGTTCATCCATGTTTGGTAACGATAATAACGACGTACACCAATTTACGGGTTCAGTTCAAATTACAGGTTCAATATCATTAAACGGACAAGCAATTGGTACAGGTAAATTAGATGAAACAACATTCCAATCATATACATCTAGTAATGATAGTAGAGTTTCTGCACTTGAAACATCAACAGGAAGTTTAAATAGTTTTACATCATCTATTAATACAACAATTAAAAGTAAATTAGATACTGAAAATATTATTTCAGGTAGTGTTCAAGTTAACATCACAGGAACAACAGGATATTCAACTTTTAGTTCGTCAATTAGCTCATCAATTAGTTCTTCAGTTGTAAGTTTATCGTCATCAATTGCCTCCACAACAAATAATTTATCAACAGATATTACGAACTTAAGTTCTTCTGTTGCCACAACGGACTTAAATCAATCAAATAGATTAAATTCAATTGAGGGTGTCACTGGTAGTTATGCAACTACAGGTTCTAATACGTTTAAAGGAACTCAAAATATTTCAGGGTCAATCATACCGACAGTAGATAATGCGTATGATTTAGGTAGTCCCACGTACCAATGGAGAGATGTTTACATTTCTTCAGGTTCATTATATATTGATGGAACTAAAGTTTTAAGTAGTACTACACAAGAATTAACAATCACAACAGATACCGGACAATCAATTAAGATATTAGAAGGTACAACAGACTCAATTATTTTACAGGTTGCGGATGGTGACATTGAATTGAAGTCTAGTGGTGATGGTGACATCTTATTGGACCCAACGAATGGTAAAATCATGTTGAAGGGTACTGTTGAAATATTAAATGGACAGAAAATACAATCGTCAGTTGGTGGAACACCAATTGTATTTGCAAATGATATTGTTGTATCAGGTTCTATCGACATTACAGGTACAATTGAAGGAATTAACCTAACAGATTTAAGTTCATCTGTTAATACGAGATTAGGTAATTTAGAAACTAGTGGTGGAAGTTTAAATTCATTTACAGCATCTGCAAATAATAGACTTAATTCATTAGAAAGTGCTTCTGGAAGTTTAAATTCATACACATCAAGCAACAACACAAGATTATCTACTATTGAGACAACCACTGGTTCTTTAAACAGTTATACATCAAGTAACAACACAAAATTGTCTTCTATTGAAACAACAACTAGTAGTATATTAAGTGTTAATACAACTCAAAATGGTAGATTAGATTCTTTAGAAACGACTAGTGGAAGTATATTAAGTGTTAATACAACTCAAAATGGTAGATTAAGTTCTATTGAAGGAAAATCTGGAAGTTATGCAACAACCGGTAGTAATATATTTCAAGGAGACCAAACGATTACAGGTTCATTGTACGTTTCACAAAATTTAATAATAGCAGGTTCATCTTCTATTCAAAATATTAGTTCATCAGTTGTTAATATTGCTGATAATATTATAACGGTTAACGCTCTTAACCCATCGGTTAGATTCGGAGGACTTGCAGTTATTGATAGTGGGTCATCACCACAAGTTTCTGGTTCTATGTTATTTGACTCAGTTAACAACCAATGGTTATTCGTTCATCAAAACCAAGGAACAGTTACCTCATCAGTTTTATTAATGGGTCCCGAGACTTATAATGATTTGGGTAACGAATCTTATATAACAGCAAACAGGTTAGTAAAAAGTACAGGTATTGAACATTTAGCTAATAGTAATATTAGTGATAATGGTACAACAGTTACTATACTTTCAAATACAGTTGTTAATGGAACATTTAGCGCAACAGGAACAACATTAGTATCTGGTTCATCCCAAATCACTCACGATTCAACAACAGGATATGTTGCAAATAGACATATCGACCATAGTGCAGTATCAATTTCTGCGGGTAATGGTTTATCAGGAGGTGGAGATATAACCACAACTCGGACACTTACTTTAGATACATCATCGGCAACATTTACCACAGGTGTTAAATCTAAATTAAATGCCGATGGAGTTGTGTCTGGGTCATCACAGGTATCATTCAATGGAATTACAGACAAACCAACATTGGTCTCTGGTTCCTCACAAATAACATTTAGTGGAATAAGTGGTTTACCAACATTAGTTTCAGGTTCATCACAAATTTCATATGTAGGTTTAAGTAACATCCCTGGTGGTATTGTTTCAGGTTCGGCACAAGTTGATTTAACCGCAACAACAAATTATTCTACAGGAATAAAAACAAGATTAAATGCTGAGGGTGTTGTATCTGGTTCTGCACAAATTACATTAACAAGTACTCAAGTTACCAATGGATTAGGTTACACACCTTATAACGCAACAAACCCAAGTGGTTATATTACTGGTATTAACTCAAGTGCGGTAACAACTGCATTAGGTTATACACCATATAATTCAACAAACCCAAGTGGTTATATCACAGGTATATCATTTGCAAACGTTTCATCAAAACCAACAACAATTAGTGGTTACGGAATTACAGACGCAATCACAACAAGTAATATTAGTTCACAAACAGTTTCTAATTCAAGTCAATTGCAAGGTTTAAGTAAGGCACAACTTTGGAATAATAGTGGTCAAAACCATAGTACGTATCAAACCTTTGCTGCAATACCAAATTTCGGTGTGTGGTTTATGCAAGCTTCTGCGGCGGCAGATACACCACAATCAGCTTCTCAATACTATGTACAAACACAAGGTTTAGGTAATGATTATGCGTATGGTACTTATGGATTAATGACTGCAGTGGCGAGAGACCATGCTGTTAAATATACCTATTATAGAACACAAGAAAATGGTACTTGGGGAGCTTGGACAAAGGCAGCCGCTGGATATGCCGATACCGCTGGTTCATTATCGTCAATGAATATATCTCAGTTTACAAATAATAGTGGATATATTACAGGTGTAACAAATATTAGTGGTACCGCCGCGAGTGAAACATTAGCAACAGTTACAGGTAGAGGAAATTCTACAGCACAAAATATTGTTTTTAGCAATGGAAGAAAGGGTCTTGTGGGTGTTTATGACGCGGCTCAAACCCAAGCAATATTTGCTATGGGTGCGTCATACGTTTTAACAGATGGTGGTGGGTCAGGTACTATAGGTAATCATTATGGACTTGCTTGGTCATATAATCCAGACTACGGTGGTGCGGGAAATAACCCACAATCAAAAGCGGGTTTAAACCATCAGTTATTACATATGCAAGCGGGCATCACCACCACAGCAATTGGTTCTGGAATATGGACTAGCGGTGGAATAACTTGTGGAACTGTTTTACCTCTAAGTAATAATTCGTATAATTTAGGATCAACAGGAACACGTTGGGCTAACATCTATACCAATGACTTACACTTAAGTAATGAAGGTAAAGAAGGTGGTAATGAAATAGATGGGACAACAGGTGATTGGACTATACAGGAAGGCGAAGAAAATCTGTATATTATAAATCATAAGAATGGTAAGAAGTTCAAAATAGATTTAACAGAAATAGTATAGTATGCCATTAAATGTAGAAGGTACAATATTTGGGGATAAAACGATAACACCAGCATCTGGTACATTGTCATTACCAAGCACATCATTAGCAATTAGTGGTTGGCATAGAAGAGGTATTAATAATCCCATATTTAGGGCAAACGGTTCATTAAATGCTTGGCGGTACCCAACCGATTCCGGTTGGAATGGTGCTGCAACATGGAATGTGTTAGACTCAAGAATTGCATGGGTAACCACAGATAGAACAGGTAATTTTAGTACTAGTACAGGTAGATTTACCGCACCATCTGCGGGTTATTATCATTTTATGATGAATCTTTATATGTTAAACGATATATCAGCACCATACAACACCGGTGCTGGTTATATTCACCCACAATTTGCAAAAAACGGTGGATTAGGTTGGAATAATGGTAACACACCATATACAATTTACACATATGGTGCCGCTGCGAATTATCCCGATGGTATTAGTGTATCAGGGGTTATGTCTTTAGCTGCGGGTGATTATGTTGATATTAGAGTTTATATTAATGCAAGTACAACTAGACTTTATGGAGCACATACAGGATTTTGGGGGTGGAAAATTGGTTAAAAATTAATTATATTTATAAAAAACAAAAAATATGGCACAGTACACAGTAACATTAACAGACGCACAAGAAAAAGCATTAAGATGGGTTGCAGTTGATCCACAAGATTGGGTTGAAAATTTTGTATTTGCAAGATGTGAATCTGCAATTGATGAAATAGTAAATGATGAGATAAAAAGAAAATTAGCCGCTGGCGAAACAATATCAGGATCAAAAGAAGAAATTGTTATGGCCTCAAACATTGTTTCAGCTGAAGAAAGAAGCCAAGCTCAACCTGATGTGTTTGGTGACATGATAAACCCAACACCTGATCCATTTATATAATGCCAATTTATTTAGGAGGAGCAACATATAGTAACAATACAATAGCCGGTGCAAGTAGTGCATTAGCGTTGACTGGAAATCTAGTTCAACCATCACCCTCGGCTTATTCAACAACTATTGGTGTTCAACCAGCATTTAACGCAAACGGTAGTGGTGCGTGGATTTACCCATCTTCATTTGGTGGAGGTGGTGCTTGGAGAGAATTAGGAAGTCCAGTAGGTTGGGGAGTAACACAACAAGGTGCAGGGTCTTATGGATTCAGTACGTCTACCGGTAGATACACAGCACCTGTTGCGGGAAAGTATTATTTTCACTCATCAGCGTACTATAATATTGATAGTAATAGTACATCAGGATACATTCATTACCAATTAGCGGTAAATGGTAACGTAACTTGGAACAATAGTAGAACCCCATATAATATTTATGGTCACGGGGAATTAGCACAACACTCAGATGGTATAAACGTATCAGCAATAATGAGTTTAGGTGTGGGTGACTATGTTAGTATTATCCCGTATTGGGGTGGAACTATTGGTAGGATTTATGGTAGTTATACATTATTCTGTGGATATTTAATAGGTTAAATTATGGCAATATACGTAGGAGATACAACATATACTGAATCAACAATAAATCAAAACTCTGGAGTCTTTGACACAGCGGTATCCTTGAATGGTAATTTAAGTGTTGGTACAAACTTACGGGCATCAGGACAACCATCTTTTAATGCAGCGGGAACCGTAGCCACTTGGATGTATTCTACTAATTTTGGCGGAACGGCATGGAGAGAAGTTGGTAGTCAAATGGGATATACATCAACACAAGTTGGTTCTGGATTTAGTAATTCAACGGGTAGATTTACCGCACCATTAGCGGGTCATTATTATTTTTATGCACAAGCATATTATTATAACGATAATAATTCAACCTCTGGTTACATTCATTTTGGGTTTGGTAAAAACGGTGTGGATTCTTGGAACGAAGGATATACCCCATTAAACATATATGGTCATGGTGCCGTTGCAAACCATGTGGATGGTATTCACACACATGCTATCATTTATTTAGGTATTGGTGATTATGTTAGTGTTAGACCGTATTTCGGTGGAACTGTTGGTAGATTCTACTCAGATTACTTTTTATTTACTGGAATGTTTTTAGGTGCCATGTAATTTACATTTTAATAAAAATTACGTATATTTCACCTATGAATAACATAGGATTTGGTATATTTTGTTTTGGTGAAGACTATTATTATAGAGGTGCTAAAGAAAAAATAAAACAATTATTAAATGTGGGATTATCGGTTTATGTACTAACAGATAAACCCGAGGAATTTACAGAAGTTACTACAATTCAATATGATAGACATTTAAAATCATATTCAGATAAGATGATATTACCAAAATACATCTTAAAAAATCATGACATCTGTATCTTACTTGATGCAGACACACACGTCACAGATTATTCATTTTTAGAATCATTAAAAACATATAAATTTAATAAGGGTATAACATACATTGATACTCTATTGAATCATAGTGCAAAAAAAGGAATTGTAAAAGACTTAATAAATGAAACCAATCCAGAATGGAAAACATATGTTGAGTATGCTGCTAAATTGTACCCACCATTTTTTAATTTTGAAACAATGTGGGAGTACTTCTTAGTTATTAATAAGGATGGTTTCGATTCAGATTCATTTTACTATTATT